CCACGAACGTCAGGAGGCGCTGCCGGGATTCCTCGGCCTTCTCGGCGGCTTCGACGGCCTGCGCGATCTCGTCCGTCGAAAGCGCCTGACGTAGCAACCGCCCACGGAAAGCGGCATCCCACAGCGATGTCATAGCGACGCTCCTCTCACGATCCAGTCGCGCAGACGGCGCGGCGTGATCTTCCAGACAAGCCACGGGCACGGAGTCCGGACCAGCCGACGGCGGACCCGATCCCCAAGCGACAACGACGGGTGCGAGGTGCTCACCTCTCGACCAGCCTGTACGCCTTGACGAATCGCTCGTACCTGACGCGCGACCTGCGGAACCTCCGAATTTCGACGTAACCACCCGGGCCGGACGTGCCGAGCACCGTCACGCGGAGCCCCTCGTCACGCGGGTCAAGCGACTCCCACCGCTGACCAGGAACGACGTTAGGCAGCGAGCCGGTCACGCCGCCTCCTGCTCAAGCGGCCGGTCGACCCGCTGGACGTGCGGTGCGAGCTCACCGCACATCACGCACCTGTCGACGAACGAGCCGCGGAGCTGCGGCCCGTGCCTGTCCTGGCACCGGCAGTACCACGGCTCAGCCGGACCGACATACCGCAACTCGATCTTGCTCACGTCGTCTCCCATTGCATGCGTTGCGCCAGCACGGGCGCGAACTCGTCCAGGTAGCGGCGCAGGAACAACAGGTCGTCGGCTGCACGGTCGTGGCCGCCGTCGGTGAAGAACCGGCCCTGCCACAGCCGCACCGTCATCGCTCTTGCGCTGCGGGCGTACGGGATCGTCAGCTCGCCCGGCGTCGGCCACACCGCGTCGGCGCCGTCAATGGTGTGCGCCCCGGTCCAGCCGATCACCTCGGCCTGCGAGCAGCAGCAGCAGTCGCCGCACGTCCACACACGGCCCATAACGTTCGGCTCGTCGTGTAACCGGCGCAGGTCCGGGGCGGCGTCCCATCTGCGGACGGCTTCGGCGGTGAGCAGGTCGCGGCGCGCACCGGTCACGGCAGCCTTGCGCGCCGCGGCGAACACGGACCGTTCGAGGTACTCGTATGCGCCGTCGTGATGCCGGACTCCTGTGGGCACATACTCGACCACGTCCAGCGCAGACACCATCGGTGGCTGCGTCGACGTCTCCGGGTGGAACGCACTTGCCTGCTTCGGCTTCGGGTACCGCAGCACCGACAGCGGTGACCCCAACGTCATGATCCGGCCGTCGGCCGGGCCGCCGATCAGCCTCGCCGTGACGGTCACAGCGTCACCTTCCTGTAGAACCGCCGTTGCGCGTCGTGCTCCACGAACGACGGCGGCGGCGGTGTCAGCTTCGAACGGTCGACCAGGTACACGGTGTCGCCGGGTAGCCCGTCAACGGTCACCACCGGGACACCCGCGGCGGCGGCGCACGCCTCGGCTTGCTTGTGTGCCGCCTTCAACGCCGCATTGAAGTGCTGCGACGCGACCACGAACGACGTCGTGTACGTGCTGATCACGGTCGTCATGTGACGTGCGGCGATCTCAAGCTTCGTCGGTGGACGGCCTACGTCGTTGCCTTGCCGCACCGCCACGCACACCCCGACCCACGCGACCGCCGCCAGCACGAACACCACGGCGATCACCATTCGTCGTTCTCCCCGGTGTCGCCGTGCGCCAGCACCCGGCATGCGGTCGCGAGCCGCCAGCGCAGCTCCCGTCCCTTCCGGGTGATGTTCATGCGTAGCCGGTCGCGCCGTGTCAGCGACGCCAACCGTTCGCGATGCTCACGCATGAGCAGTTCGGCGAGCGGTGACGGCCGTGTCGAGCGGCGCAGCGCGCCGGTCACGAACGGTGTCGGCGCAAGCCAGTTTCCCGTGGTGTCGTCGCGGGAGGTCACGTTGCGCTCCCGGCTGGCATGTCAAGGTCGAGCGCCCGGCTCTGCTGGAACTCCGTCCGCATCGCTAGGAGCGCGTCGACTTCCCGCCACGTCAGGTACCGCCAGTCGGAGCCGTGGAGTATGTACACGCCGTCCTTCCCGACGATCGCTTTCTTCGACGCGGACAGGTTGCCGACAAGGGCGGGCTGCGACTTCGACCGTGCCATCAGAGCGCCGCCTTTCGACTGCCGTCGTCTTCGCGATCAGGTGAGCGCAGCGCCGACCCGATGTGCTCCTCCGCCCTGTACAGGTAGTGAAAAGCCATCTCGAGGTCGTTGCTGCGCTCGGCACGCGTGAAATCGGACTGCGCGTCGTGGAGCGCCTGGAGCGTCTTCCGCAGCAACCCGTACGCGGCGTCCGTCTTGGGACCGGCCTGTTTTGCGAGACGCGTCGTCTCGCGCCGCGCCTGCATCTGCTTCATCCGGTCGGCCGCCAGGTACATGCGACGCATCCGACGACTCGCATCCTCGGACTCGCGCTGCTTCCTCTTGACGTACTCGGTCGCCGGCGGAACCGACGCGAGGTCAACCCCCTTGTCGATCAGCTCTTGACGTCCCTTCGCCCACGGCAACGGCTCCCGCCGTCCGAGCGCCTTTCCCGGTGCGTACGTGTAGCCCCGAGCGCGCGATTCGGATGCGACGGTTTCTGTCGAGAGCGGGCGCTCACGCTGCGCGCACGCATCCGCCACCTCGAGCAGCTTTCCGCGCTCGAACGCCGCCGCCAGCGCGCGGTACGCGGTGCGCTTCGACGCATTGCCAACCACTGTCGGGTCGCCGAAGGACAAGACGCCAAGTCCAGCCTCGGCGAGCAGTCGAAGCCGCGCGTAGTGCCGTTCGCGCTTCGCGTTGCCGCGCTGCTTCTCGTACAGCGCGTACGCCTCAGCCTTGTTGCGCGCGTCGTCGAGTTGGTCTGCCTGCTGCGCGGCGACGAGCATTTCGACCGCACCGACGGCATCGTCCAGGTCGAGTAGCTGCGCGTCTTGCGACCGGGCGACCTCGAGAGCAGTCACTCGCTCCACCACCCTGCGGCCTTGGCGACAGTCTCGATCTTCTGGCGTACCGACGCTAGGTGCGCACGTTGGACATCGGGCGCGTCGTTGTTGTACGCGCTGACGATGCGCTCGAACATCGCGTCGCGAAGGTCGTCGACAAGATCGCGGGCGAGTTGCTCCACTTCCTTGTCGCGCTCGTGAACCGCAGCGATCACGGCGTCGCGTAGGCATTTGCTCTTGTGCCGGTGAACCGCCGACTTCCCGACGTCGTACTTTCGGGCGACCGCTCTCGTTGCAGCGCGAGCGAGGATGTCCCTGTTGATGTGGTCGCGCAGCGGGTGGGCGCAGATCGAGCAGACGAGAGCCATCAGATCGTGAGCCTCCAGTAGCGCACCTCGGCGGTCTGGCCTTCCAGCACCGGCAGATACCAGCCGTCGTCGACCTGCCATTGCGAGAGCCCTTCGCCTTCTTCGTCGGTGTCGACGTCGTGCTGTACGGCGCGGCGCATCTCGCGGAGCGGCTTGTCGGGGTCAAGCCAGTACCCGGAGGCTTCGTCGCCAAGGCCGAACTCTTTGGCGATCACGGCGCGGCACTGGTGCTCGATCGCGATGCGTGGACGCTTGGACCCGTTGACCATCTCCGGCACCAGGTCTTCGCGAACCCACATCTGCTCGCCGTCCTCGTCGGACAGCACCGCTGGATGCTGCACCGTGGTCACTTGCCGTCCTTCGACGCGGGAGCGCGCACCTCGTCGGCGGACGCCTGCGGGGCTGCGCCGCGGGAACGGACCAGCGCGATCGCGCCCTGCTCGATGTGCTGGATCGCTTCGGTGACCTTCGGCTCCTTGCCGGCGTGCGGGTCGAGCAGCAGCAGCGCGTCGGCGAGCAGGGTGCGCGCCTTGTTGTACTTCGCCTTGCTCAGCATGCGGGTACCTCCGGGTTCGTGTGTGCTTGCTCGATGCGTCGGACGATCAGTTCGAGCGCGAGCAGCCGGTCTGCGATCGACGCGTCGCAGTCGGCGAGCAACAGCCGGTCGTAGGTGGTGAGCCTGGCGCGTGCCAGGTCGCCGCCGTTGAGGGTGAGCGTGTACACGACCTCGTCGCGGTCGACGGGATGGTGTTTCTCGAGACGGGTCATGTGTGCCACCATCCGACGGCGACCCCGGCCGCGTTCGCCGCGGTGTTGACGGTGACGCCGGCGAACCAGCGTGCGCCTGCGACACCGACGGTGACCCCGAACGGTCGGCGGGCGAACATCGCTACCGCTCTCACGTGCGCTCCTTGAGCGCTTCGTTGAGCGGCTGAACGATGTAGCCGAGCGCGGACCGTCTGTGCGTTCGCACGCTGCCCGCGAACCGTGCCGCCTTCGCGACGTCGTCGTGGTTGAGCTCGGCGAAGTAGACGCCTTCCGGGTCGTCGCGGTGGTCTTGAACGCGAAGCTTGCCGACCAGTTCCGGGTCGTCGGGGTCGTAGGTCACCTCGAGCGCGAGGCCGCGCGGGTGGAGTAGCTGCCGGTTCACTTCGAGCAGCACCCCGAGGTCGCGCACCTCGTGCGCGGTGAGGTGGCGCATCAAAGCCCCCTTCTCGTTGCGGTGACGCGGCAGCGCAGGCACGCGAACACCGGCAGGCCGGCGCCGTTCTCGTACAGGTGCGTCCACTTGTGCGACCACAGCAGGCACCACAGACGACCGAGCATCAGCACGGCTCCTGGCAGTCGGCGGGGTCACCGCAGCAGGCGTCGTTCCCGGCGGCGGCGAGGAAGTCGTCGAGGCGCGCGCGCTGCCCGTCGGTGACCGTCTGCCCGGTCAGCTTCTCGGCGTGCTTGACGATGGCGTCGGCGGCCCTCCGTTGCGCGTCGTACCGCTCGCGGTCTTGAAGCCGCTGCTCCTGCCGTTCGGCGGCGAGCTGCCAGTCGATGCCGTCGGCCACTACAGCAGCACCGCGCAGACGATCAGCGACACGAGCCAGCCGTTCCACTCGTGCAGCGCGGGCGCGCCTTCGGCGAGCCACACGATGAACCACGGCAACACCATCCCCACTACCTCCCATTCCGGTTGCGCACCCTGCCTGGCGCTGTCACCGGTGATGATGCCAACCGTGCCGGTGGACACTCCACCCGAACGTTAGGATTTCGTGAGGGGTAAAGGTGGGGGTTAGTCGGGGCTGTCTGCCGGTGCAGGCTCGGCCTTCGGCTTCCGCGGCTTCCGCGGCCGCACCTGCGACACCACAACAGCCGAACCCGGCCCGTCCGGGTTTCCACCCGCCCCCGCGGTTATCTCCCCGGCAGAGGCAGCCACAAGCTCCCCGGCGGGCGCCTCCTCCCACTCGCCGTCCTCCACCTCCGCCGCGTACATCGCCGCCACCTGAGCCCGCAGATCCTCCAACGCCTCAAGCTGCTCCACCGGCGCGTCCCCATCCGACGAACCCACCACCCCCACCGACTCCAACACCTTCACGAACCGATACAGATCCATCGACGTCAACTCGCCCGGCTCCAACGCATGCGGGTTCGCGATCATCTTCGACGGATCAGACGGATCCTGGATCTTCTCAGGCAACCGCTGCGTGAACTTCACGATCCCCGTCATCGCGACCTCGGCGATCCGCAACGTCGCCTGCGCCCTCAAATGCGCCAGCCGCCGATCCGCGATCTCCCGCGCCTTCTCATCCAGCCCGTCCGCACGGCCGTCCCAATCATGCTCGTCGGCGGCGTTCCGCACCGTGTTGTAATGCACCCCGAACCGGGCCGCCACCTGCCCGTACGTACGCCGCGACCCGTCCGCATACCAAAACCCGAACGCCTCCTCCGGATCAAGCTTCGGCGGCTTCGCGCCCTGCTTCGCCATCAGGACTCCCGGCGCGCCAACGCCAACACCTCGTCAACGTCGAGCATCACCCACACGGTCACGATCGCGCCCCGCTGGAAGCCGCAGTCGCACTCCGCGTCGTAGCCGCCCGTCGTCCAGCCGATCGACGGCTCCGTGCCGCAATGACGGCACACCACGATGCAGTACGACCGCTCGCTCATGCGTTCACGGTAGATGGCGAACTGGTGGCGCTACACCCCTCCGGCGACACGTCGTCGCCACCACCTCGCCACTGGTTGAGGGTGACGCGTGCGTGGTCGCGGGCGAGGTACCACTCCTCCGGGTGAAGGTTCGGGTCGCCGCCGCGGATGCGTTCGGCGACGTCGAGGAGCGTCTCGAGCGCGACCGTGAGGTTCGCTGTGTCACCGGGGACTCGCGCTTCGAGTTCCACCTGGTACGGGTGGCTGTCGGGGACGTCGACGAACCTGATGCGGACGGGTTCGCTCCACACACGGTTGCGGTCGAGAACCGGACGGGACACCCGTGCGAGCGCGTCCCCGTACAACGGGAGGTCGTCGGTCCAGTCGGAGTCGGCTACCGGCCGTCGGCGTTTACACGCGACGCACCGGTACTCGAGCAGGGCGCCCGGCTCCGGCTCGGCGACTTGCATCAGGTGACGTCCGTGCCTGTCGCCGTCCCCCCCTGTGCACCACGGGCTGTTCAAACGCATCTAGACCACCTCCGGGAAGAAGCAGCGTGCCAGCCTCTCCCACAACGGGAGACGCGGCGCCGGCGTGCTGATGACGGACGCGCCCGCTGTGGCGGGCGCGGTGTGAACGGCTGCACCGGCACCAACCTTGTGAACCGGTGAGAGGCAGCGCACGTGCAGGCCGTGCAGATGGGCGTGGCCGGTGCACGTGTACCCGGTCGCGAACGCGGTGCCGTCATGAACACACGCGGCCGTCGACACCAGCCCGTCGTCGCACAGCACCGCCTCCACGTGCGGTAGGCCGCAGTCGCACCAGCTCATGACCGCAGCCTCCGGCGGAGCTTGCGGAGCGCCCACCTGCGCGCCTCCCGTGTCCCCATGCCCGCCCGGATGCCTTCGCAGATCAACTCGTACAGCTCCGCCTCCAGACGCACACCGAGCGGCTTCCCTCCCGCGTTCGGGTCGGCCGGTACCGTCGTGTTGTCGGGATCGACGTTCACGGCTGCACCGTCCCGCACGCCGGGCAGCGCAACACCGTCGCCGGGTTCGTCTTGCGGACACCGCCCCTGCAACGCGGACACGCCGGTTCGCAGCCGCCAGGGTTGCGGCACTCGCCGGGGTAGCAGATGCACGTCGCGGACGGGTCCTCGACGACGCACCCGCACTGCCATGCAAGCCCGTCCATCCACGGGTTCACGACGGTCACGACGCCGGTCCCGCCCACCGGTCGTAGCCAGGACACGTCGGTGCCGGAAAGCCGTTGCATGGTGTGCCCGCCGGATGGTCGCCGCGCGTGCACGTCGACGGCCGCTGCTTGTACGCGTTCCGCAACCGGCCGATCAGCCCGGACACATACTGCCGGTCGCGCGCCCACGACCCGCGGTGAAGCATGTGCGACAGCTCCGCGTCCGCGTCGATCAAAAGGTCACGCACCACCGAACGGCTGTCGCCGAACACGATCGTCGGCCCCTGCACCACCTCCACGTCGGTGTGCCGTCCCGCCCTCTGAGCGTTGCGGATACCAGCCTGCACGTCGTTGCCGAGGTCGCGCACCTTCGACTGCTCGTCGGCGCGCACCACGAACGTGAACTCGAACTCCTGCATCAGCCTTTCACCTCCACGAACGTGTATGGGCCAGGTCACGCGAACGTCCGTCCGCCGTCCGGCTTGGGCTTCGGCCGAACATGTTTCGGGCCGGGCGCCCGCTTCCGTCTCAGCTCATACGACGTGTGCACCAGCACCTCGACGTCGCGCGGGTACCGCTCCACCGGGTCCGGGTCGTGCACCGGATCGGCGGGCGCGTACACCGCCTCCACGGCGGACAGCCCATGCTTGCGCAGCCGCATGTACGCCCGGCCGAGCTTCAACGGGTCGCGAAGGTCACGCATCATGCGTCTCCGGTGAAGGAGCGATCCCCGCCCGCTTCGCAGCGGCCGCCGCCCCCTTCCGCTCGTCGGCGTACTCGGCGGCGGCCTTCGCGAAAACCCACACCGTCGTCACGCCGCGGGCGGTGAGCACCACCTGTCCGCGCCGGCCGCGATCGGCGCGGATCAAACCGACGTTGCCAAGCCACGTCAGCACCGCGTCCTGGTCGTCCGGGTCCACGCCGCCGACGAAGTCCGCCATCGTGCGGAGCGCCTGCCACATGAACACCTGCTTAGTGACCGTGTCGATCTGTGCTGCCACCGTTACCCCTCCTCCTTCCGTGCGTCCACGCACGCCTTCGCGATCACGCCGAGCTTGCGGCAGGCGTTCGCCAGGTACGCGACGACGACCGCGACCGCGACCGGCTGCCACCCGTGCCCGCCCGACAGACGGAACGCCAGATATGCGAGCAGGAACACGAGCATCAGAGCTGCCCTTCCGGGGTGTTCGCTGATGTCACAGCCATCAGCTCCAACGCGAAGTGCAGATGCGTGTCCCGTTGCGACTCGTCGTAGCCGAGGTGCTGCATCAGCCGGTCGAGCTCGCCGTTCACGATGTCGGCGACCGCCTGCGGCGCCCGGAACTTCAGGTCGAGCCACCGGTCGTCTGGTTCCGGCGGGGTGTCGCCGTCGGTCGGCGCCGGGCCGAGACTCGACCAGTCGAACTCGAGCAGCCTTTGTCCGGCCTCCAGCTCCGCCTCCGTGTAGCCGGTGTACGTCGCCATCTCCGCAAGCTCCAACCCGTCCTCGGCGTTTTCACGCACCAGCCGGGCAACGTCGGCGGGGTCCATCTCGCCGCGCAGCTTGTTCATCGCGATCGTCTGCGTCTTTGCTTCCGCGTCGGTGAACGCACGCACGATGACCGGCACGTGCGTGTAGCCCTCCGCGAGCGCGGTGCGGTACCGGTGCTCGCCGTCGACGATCTGCACGTCGGTGTCCGAGACGCCGGCGCCCTTCTCCCCAACGAGCGCGCCGGCGCCGTCGACGGGATGCGGCCGAACGAGCAGCACCGCGTTGAACCCCATCTTCGTGACGTTCGCCTTGAGCGCCTGCATCGTGTGCTCCGGCACGACGTTCGGGTTCCATGTGTTCGGATGCACCCGGTCGATGGGCCACTCGACGACCTCGGGCATGTCCACCGTCAACTCGCTCACCGTCCGCCTCCCTTCGGTGCGCGCCGCTCGCGCGGCTCCCACCCGCGCTCCACCCGCATCACATTGCGAGGCACCCGGTAGCCCTCGCAGCTCGTGTTCGGGCACACCGGCGCGAACGGCGCCCCGCAGCCCGGCTCCGGGCACGGCGGCCCGTCCGGCCGCCGTACGTTGAAGTGCCGGTTCCCTCGCCCCCCGCCTTCTCTCACCGTCACCTTGCCCGCGAACCGTCCCTGACGGTCCGTGAACGTGATCGTTCGCCTCACAGTAGTGCCCCCTGTTCGTAGACCGGCACGTCGCGTTCCATGCCTTCGAAGCGGCCTTGGAACGTCGCGTGCAGCTCGTGCAGAAACACCGCCTCGCCGTAACCGCCCGACGCCACCACGCCGCGCATGAACTCCTCCTCGGCGAGCGTGTACTCCGCCGTCTTGCCGTTGACCGTGACGCGCTTCACGTCGCCACCTCATGTCGCGGTGCGCCAAGCACCGCAACAGCGGCGTCAGAACATTCGACTTCGTTGCCCCATACGTCCCATCCGCGCAGCTTGCGACGCGCGAAAATCTCGAGCCGCGGCCCAGGCGACACCTGCTCGATCATGTACTGGAACGCCTCCGGCTTCTGCGAATGCCGAAGCCCGGACCGCACATGCGGCAGAACCGATGATTCGATCCGGCCGGTTAGCTTCGGATGCTTCGGTGTCGCCGCGAGAATGATGAACTCAGCGCGCACCGGAGCCACAGCCCCGCCAAGCGGTTGAGCGTCGCGCTTCCACCAGACAAGCGTCTGGCTGTACTTGAAGCCCCACCCCGCAGCGATGTCGAGCGACGCAGGCAGATACCTGTTCGTCGTCCACAACCAAAGCCAGGCGCCGTCGTTGGACACGAGATCGCCAACCGGCATCGCGGCGATCTCCTCAAGCGTCATCGACGGGTACGGGAGACTCTGGTGCTCGATCGTCCCATCGCTCTTCTTGAACGCGAACCCTTCGTCGTACGACCACGGGGGGTCGGCGAGGATCGTCCGGTAGCTCACGCCGCCGCCTCCTGGTCGCCGAGGTAGTAGTCCTCGAGCCACCCGGCGTACTTCTGCTCGTCCGCGTATCGGCCGAGCTCGGGCACCGTCTCACGGCAGTAAACGACGAACCGCTCCGCGACCTGCTCCGGCGTCAACGGATGCCCGATCACACGGTTGCCGTGCGTGAGGCAGCCGTGGCAGCCCATCACCCCGTCGCCGCAGATCCACGCCATGTTCTCCGGGACGTCGTCGCCGCGCTGACCCTTCGGCACCACGTGCGCACGGTTCAGACCGGCGCCTTGGTTGCAGATTGGGCAGCGACCGACGGCACGGACGCCTTCGATGCGGGTCGCCGGGGAAGCGTCAACCGGCAGACAGTTCTTGTTGACGATCCGCATGCGCGGCTTCGGATCAGGCGGCATGCCTGTACCCCGTCTCGAGCAGCGCGTCGCGCATCTTCGTGCGCGCTTTCGCGAGCTGCTGATGCACCAGCGACTTCGACACGCCGCGGCGTCCAGCGAGGTCGCCGACCGGCACCTTCAGGAAGTAGTGGTCGATCACCACCTCGCGTTCGTCGGCGGTCAACGCCGCCAACATCACAACGAGCCGCGGCGTCAGCACGGATGCTCCTGCTGGTCAGGCCAGACGACGCCGCGCTCCCGCCACACCTTCGTGATGTGCCGGGCCATCGCGTTGAGCGCCTCGATGCTGGCGCCGCGGCGTGTCGTGTACATCAGGTCGCCGGCGAGCTGGTCGACGAGGTGCGGCGCCTGGTGCGCGTGTCGGCCGCCGAGGTCGAGCGTGCGTAGGCGGCCGTCACGGAACGCGAGCGTGTTGCCGAACGCCGACACCATCAGCGCCGCCGACGAGTCGCACGAGTAGAACGGGAACGCCGTTAGGACGTTCTGTTCGGTGACGCCGAACGCGTGGTATCGGGTCAGCGGTCGGTCGTTGCGTTCGCACCAGTCGCGGGTGAGCGCGAACACCTTGCCGCACCACTCCATCCGCACCGGCTTCTTCGCCTTCGCGATGTTGCCGAGACAGATGTAGTCCTCGTCCTCGTCGAGCAGCCGGGTGAGATCCGACCACGGCGCACCGCGCGTGAACACTGGCAGCGGCCGGTACCCGTCGGCGCGCATCCGTTCCAGGTTCAGCCGTGTGCCTTCAGGCTCTCCGATCACGTCGAGCTGCACGTAGACCTCCGGCTTGAACGCGTCGATGAGCTCGTACAGGTCCTCGAACTCGACAGTCAGCCCGCGGGTCCACGCCGAGAACGCGCCGGAGTCGAGAAACAACCGCCGGACGCCGTGCTTGCGCAGGAGCGCCACGCTTCGGGTGTACGAGGCGAGGTTGTCGACGTCGGCGTATGAGACGAGCGCGAACGGGATCGCGATGCCCGCACGCAGCAGCGCCAGTCGCCCGGACTCCTTACCGTCGCCCGTCTGGCCGCCGCGCCCGCCGTACTGTCCGGCGTGGTAGAGGATCACGCACCGCACCCCCGCAGCCACTCCGCGCGCGCGTCCGAGTCAGAACGGAACACGCCGCGCAACGACCGGGTGACGGTGAACGTGCCAGCCTTGCGGATGCCGCGCGCTTCCATGCACAGGTGCCGCGCCTTGATCTGAACGCCGACACCCTCCGGCTTGAGGTGTTGGTGCACCGCCGCCGTGATCTGCTCTGTCATCCGCTCCTGCACCTGCAACCGGCGCGCGTACAGCTCGACGAGCCGTGCGAGCTTTGACAGGCCGACGATGCGATCGCCGGGGATGTACGCGACCCACGCGTCGCCGAAGAACGGGACAAGGTGATGTTCACACAGCGAGAAGAACGGCACCGGCCCGACGGACACCATGCCGTCGTAGTCGCCGTCGTTCTCGAACGTCTTGAACAGCTCGGCGGGGTCCTCGTGGTACCCCGACGTCATCTCGCGGAGCGCCTTCACGTACCGCTGCGGCGTCTCGATCAGCCCGTCACGGGACGGGTTCTCCCCGATCGCAAGCAGCAGCGCCTCCACCGCCAGGGCGGGCACATCAGCGTCGTGGAGACGCAGCACGTCCGGAGAGTCGAAGCGCACCCTTGCGCCTGACCGATCGATCACGACGCCTCCGTAAGCGGTCCGGGCAGAGCGGCGCGATGTGTGCTGCCAACCGACGCGATGCAGGGGGTAGCCGAACCGCGACGGGCCTCTAGTGCGCACGGACGAGCGTTCACCGCTCTCCCCGCGCCGCTCTGCCCCGACCGCCTACGCATAGGCGATCGGATCGGTGACGCCGTTCGCCGTGAACGCGGCGAGCCGACCCATGCAGGTCGGGCACTTGCCGCACGCCGGACGCGCGCCGTTGTAACAGGAGTGGGTCAGATGCAGCGGCGCGCCGAGGTCAATGCCCTTGCACACCACGTCCGCCTTCGTGAACTCGGCGAGCGGCGCGACGACCCGCATCGCGTGGTAGCTGCCGATGTACAGTGCGGCGCCGAGCGCGCCGATGCAGTCGGCGCGACAGTCCGGGTACGCGTCACGTGCCGCGTCCTCTGCGTGCACACCGAGCCACAGCTCCCCGGCCCCGGCGATCATCGCCTTCGCCGCGGCGATGGTCACGAACACCGGGTTGCGCAACGGCACGTAGGTCGCGGACGGACCTTCCGACTCCTCGAGCTGCTCGTACGTCAGCTCGGGAACGTCGGCGCCGCCGTCGAGCAGCGTCGAGTGCGCCGCACCGCCGGCGAACACGAACCGGGCGTCGACGACCTCGAACGCGCCGAGGCCGAGCCACTCCGCGACCTGCTCAGCCGACTCACGCTCGACCTTGTGCTTCTGACCGTACTGCATGTGCACCGCGACGACCTCGCTTGCGCCGTGAACGGCCGCCGCTTGCGTTGCTGCCACGGTGGAGTCCAGCCCACCGGACAGAAGAACCGCTGCCTTCATGACGTCACCTCGGACGTGTCGGCCGCCGCTCCATCGGCCTCGGTGGTGACGCCGCGCGCGGGTCGCGCGCGCAGCAAGACGTAGGCGTACACGGCCGCCCTGAACAGCAGCCGCGGCACCGGCCGTCCGTAGACGCGGAACTCACGGTTGATCCGGAACGTGCCGATCAACGGGCGTCCGTCGTCGGCGACGCGCGAGCCGGTGAACTGAACCTGTATACGCGCCGTGAACGGCCCGTATGTCGCTTCGACCGGTTGCAGCTTCACAGCCCAACCGCCCGCGTCAGCGTCGACAGGAACGGTGCCTTGTCCCACAGCAGATGCTCCGGGAAGAACCACAGCGTCTGCGTGATCGCCAGGAGGCACCAGCGGCGGCCGTGGCACCGGCAGCGATACGCGAGCGCCCGCCACAACGCGCGCGGGATGCGCACCTCGACGTAGTAGCGGCGACGACCCGAACGGTAGGCGCGCCACGCGTTGTCTGAAGCGACCTCGACCGGCTCGCAGGTCGCGTGGAGCTTCACGCTGCGTCCTTCGCGAACACGAGCACGAAGTCGACGCCGGGGTATTGGCCGACGACGTCGCATGCGTTCTCGACGAGCGGCCCGACCGTTTCGGTGTCCGCCTCATGAACGGCGAGCACACGGCCGGAGCGGTTGCGCATCACCAGCACGCCGCTCATCAGAAGCCTCTCCGGTTGCCCCACGCGAGCTTGTGCGCCTGCACCGTCGCGCGTACCGGCACCGGCAGATCGGCGTCGAGCTCGACGATGCGCTCATAGAGCCAGCGCACCCGGTCGAGGTACGGCGTCTCGAGCGCCACCCCGTCGCCGTCGTACATGCGCAGCGTGTCGGCGTGCTTCGTGTCGGTGAGGACCACCCCGCTGCCCGGCTGCTCCGCGTTGACGGTCACCGCCGCGATGTGGCAGAGGCCGTTCGGCTGCACGTACACCGGGACGCCGTCGAGCGCCTTACGCGCCTGCATTTCGTGCAGGTGGCCGATGACAGCCTGTAGGTCGTCCTCGCTGTCGACGACGTACTTGAGCTGCGACGCTCGTCCGCCCTTCAGATAGTTCTCGACGACGTCAAGGCGGAGCGACCCGGCCTGCATCGACGAGCCGAGCTTCGGTGACAGCGACCACAACGCCACGTGCTCGAGCGCGTCCGGCCGGAAGATCGTCCCGTTCGTCTCGACGGTGACGTGTCGGCCGTCGCCGTGGAGCGCCGCTACCAGCTCGTCGAAGCCTTCCGAGAACGTCGGCTCGCCGCCGGTCAACACCACATGGTCGTGGTGGACACGGTCGAGCAGGTCGTCGAGCTCCACATTGTCGTACTTCACGTCGCCGCGCCACGTGTACGCGGCGTCGCACCACGAGCAGGAGAGGTTGCAGTGCGCGAGCCGGATGAACGTCGACGGCATCCCGGCGAGCTGCCCCTCACCTTGAACGCTGTGGAACCACTCGCTGAGCGCGAACGCGGTCATCAGCAGTGCCCCGCTGTCGTCCACGGCCCCCACTTGTGGCCGCCCTTGCTGATCGCCCAGGCGACGCGGGCGTTGTAGTACGGGTCGAAGAGGCGCGCGGCGGTCACGACGATGGACACGCCGCGGCGCTGCGCCCGCGAGAAGTAGTGGACGCGCTTGCCGAGCCAGAACGAGTTGATCTGGAACAGTCCGCGGTCGACGCTGCCGTTCTTGTTGACGTGGACGGCGTCCGGACGCAAAGACGACTCGAGCCGGGCGATGCAGTTCGCGTGCTCCGGGTGGTAGCGGAACACGCGCTTCACGATGGTCGTGGTGGTGGTTGCGTGTGCGGCCTTGACGATGAACGCGCAGCCGACGAGAACGAAGATCGTCGCGGCCGTCACGCGCACGCGCACCCGCTGGTCGCAGGGTAGGAGGCTGTCGCGGCGCTCTTTGCCGTCTCGCGCACCGTGACGGTGACGCGTGCCTCCTTCTGGTCTGTGAGCGTGTACAGCTTGCGCGCAAGCCAGGCGGCCATGTTCTCGGCCGTCGGGTTGAACGACAGCCGCACCAGCGACTCGCCCCACCCGTTGCACTCGAGCGCGTCCGCGATCGGGTCGTCGGCCCACAGCAGCGTGCGGTGGTCCCACCGGTTGATCTCGTCTTTCAGCTCGCCGAAGTCGACGACGAACCCGGTGACGTCGAGCTCGGGCGCCTCGATCGACAGGTCGACCGTGTACGTGTGGCCGTGCAGGCGGGCGCATTTGCCTTTGCCCCCCTGGTGGCCGACGACGCGATGGGCGGCGTCGAAGCTGTGCGTCAGACCGATCCGGTGCACGATCAGAACCGTACGGGCACCGTCGGACGTCAGAGGGTGGGATATGCACTCCGTGTGGTGGAAATCCTGGAACGGAGTGCACATTCCCTTTACACGCCGGCGGCTGTCACGTTCTTCCGAGACGGCGCACGTTGCGGCCGTGGTCGTAGGCGACGCTGCGCGGTGTGTACGGGTCGTCCCACGTCAACCCGAGGTCACCGCGCCCCTCCATGAACCCAAGCAGCCACGCAGCCGCCTGATGCCACCACCGCTCGCCGCGGTCCGCGAACACGAGGACCATCACGCGACCCCCTTCTCGATCCTGCGGGCGCCGTCACGGTCGTACGGGGCGGCACGGTAGACGTGCACGTAGTTGCCGCGGCCGTCCGCGAACACAGTCTTGACCGGGGTGTACGCGTCCTCGCGTCTCACCTCGCCGTCGAGCGAGTCGAACACGTCCGGGTCCACAAGCGAAATGTCGACGCCCACGCGTGCGCCCGTCTCGAGCTCGGTCAGCTCGCGCACCATCGCGACGGTGTGCTCGATCTGCCGCCTCTCCTTCTGGTCCATGCCTTCCCACCTCCTTGTCGTTGTCTCGGTTCGGTGCTGGCGCACAGCCGAGCGCGCGGCGCGCGGTGTTGCCTCTCGCGCACGAGTAAGGCCGGTACCGTGTTGTCGGTAGAGCGGCCCGCACGGCTTGCCCTCGATGGGGCTTCCGCTCAGACTCTCCGCGTCCCCTCCCACATGAGGACGCGGCCACGCCCAGAGCTCGTTACAGCCAGGTAGCCCACGCGACCCGCCGCGCGCGCTCGGCTGTGCGCCAGCACAGGTTGGTCGGGGTTACGCGACTTCGTGCAGCCACACCTCCACTTCTTCGGCGAGGTCCTCGCCGACCCAGGTGACGCCGTGCACGTCGACGAACTCCGACAGGTGCAGCCGCAGCCGTTCGTTCCGGTTGCGCAGCCAGTCGCGGGTGAGCGACCAGCAGGAGAACGCGATCAGCACGACGCAGCCGACGTTGACGACGGTGCCGCCGGTCACGACTGGCCGTTCTGCTTGAGCACGATGTTGCGGACGGTCGGTCCGTGCCATTTCGCGCCGGGCCTGCCGAACGTCGGCACACCGGCCTCGTTCAGCAGCGCCGCGATCTTCGGGTAGCCCATCCCCTCACCGCGCATCTCCATGATGCGGGCGACGACGGTGAGCTGACCCTCGGTGCGCTCTACCTCCGAGTTGTTGCCGCCGGGCTTGCGCTCGACCGGCGCGCGCCGCGGCGGGTCGCCGTAGGCGAGGAAGCACTCGAAGCACCACATCGCCTCCGACACGAACCCGCGGCAGTACACCGGCTTGCCGTCGTCGTCGGTGGTGCGCTTGCACTTGTCGCACGTCTGGAACTGCGCGTAGCCGCCGCTCGTGCCGTCACCTTCGCTGATGCCACGCCAAGCCATCAGCCGCGTGTACAGGACGTCGTCCTTGCTGCGCTTCGCCTCTGCGATGGTCATGTTCCACTACCTCCTGTGCCGCCCTGCCCGGCGACGTCTGCGGGTTGACGGTTCCTAGTTCTCGACCGACCAGCGGGCGAGGTCGTTGCCCTGGATCGTCCAGCGGTGCTCTCCGTTTTCGGCCGGGCGGCCGTTGCGCTGCCAGTCGCGCGTCCAGCTCACCGGGACGACTTCGTTCGGCACGTCGTCGCGGTTGAGCACGAGCGCCTGGTAGTGATGTACCGGGCGGTCGCCGTACTCGGTGACGCGCATCTCGCCGTCGATCAAGCAGCGCATGCCGTGGGTGACAACGACGTCGCCGGTCTGAAGCTCCGGGGTTGTCTTGATCGTGAGGGTGGTGGTGAGGGTCATTGCGGTAGCGCCTCCTAGTGCGTGGTGGGTATTTCCACCGCCATGTTCGCATCATGCCCCCGACGTGGTGTTCGGGTTTTGTGAAGATGCGCGTTCGGGGCACGTCGGCTCGTGCACCTTGACCGCAAGGTGCGCCCACATCGTCGCCTCCTGCCACGCCTTCTCCGGCATCCCCGCGGCCACCGTCGCAAGCTCCTCGTCGGTGAAGTCGTCAAGCACCGCACCGCACCAGATGCAGCGGGCGGTCCAACGCAAAGCAGGCTCGACCGTGAGCGCGAGCTGATCGTTCACGCCGCCGCCTCGCGCGCAAGCTGCATCCACACGTCCTCGGGCGGCTCAGCCTGCTGCTTCGCCTCTTCGCGCGCCACCCGCGCCAAACGGTCAGCCTCCTCGTTTCCCTCCGTCCCCGCATGCCCGCGCGTCCACATGAACGTCACCGAACGATGCTCGGCCACGGCACGGTCGAGCCGCTGCCAGTGCGCGACGTTCGCCTTCCTACGGCGCTGCTCGTTCCAGCCCTTCACCACGTACTCGCTGTCCGACACCACCGTGACGTCCTGCTGCTCCCCCTGGCACAGCTCCGTCAGCGAGTGCAGCGCGAACGCAGCAGCGAGAAGCTCCGCCTGCTGGTTCGTCGCGTTCGGCAACGACAACGACCCGGTGAACGTGCCTTCCCCGAAAGCGTCGTCGTCGCAGATCGCGTAGAAGCCGACACCGGCCGGGCCACCGGTGGTGCCGGAGCCGTCCGTCCACACCGTCCAGCCCATCAGAACGGCTCCCGTGTCGCGTCGGTGGTCGCGTACATCGCTGCGACCTCGCACTCCAGCTCCTCGAGCCGCGCGTTCGCGCGCGCCAGCTCCTCCTCCGCTTGACGCAGCCTCCGGCCAAGCCGCCACGCGTGCGCCTTGTGCCGGTCGGCTCGGCGCTGCTCCGCGAGGCACCGTTCGAGTAGCTGCTCCCGCGTCGCGATCATGCGGACTCCAACGCGAGCTGTGTCGGCGCCGCGGCCGCGGCCAGCCCGCGCGGCAGGTTTGCGTCGCGCCACTTCGCCCACCCGGTGCCGTCGAACGAGTCGCAGGCGCCTGTCGACTTCACGTAGGTGATGCGGCGCTCCGAGTTGACGCGGCCCCAATGCACCCACTTGCCGCGGCGCTTCGCCTCCCGCGCCACCTGGGCGGCCCGTGTCCCGAGCTTGTTGTCGTCGAGCGCGAACCCGATGAACAACGCGTCGATGGCACCCCACGGGATCGGACGGGACTCGTACTCCGGTCCGTCCTCCTGCAACACGTAAGCGGCCGGCAGCCCGCGCATATGCACCCGCGGCGCCCACTCCTCGAAGCACAGGTCGGTGAGGCCGTGCTCGCCCACCACGTCGGGGGCTGTGACGAACAGGCAACCGGGCACCCCGGCGATCGCGTCGAGCATCGCGGTGTACGCCGCCTCGTTGAGTCCCTGGTAGCAGTCGTTGTCAGCCGCCCACGGGATGCCCGCCGCCGCCGTCTCGGCCGCCTGGCCGTAATGGCGCGGCTGAAGGAGGCGGCCGCTGTGCGGATGCCGCCAGCGCAGCATCGTTGCGTGCGCCGTTGTGTGCAGCAGGAGGCTCACGCGGCCAGCCTTCTGCGCGCCGCTGCGCGCCGCCGCTCGGAACCCTGCCGGGTTGTCTCCTCGATCGCGCCGAGCTTCACCGCGAGCGCGCGCCGGGTCTTCGTCACGTCGTAGTGCGCCGTCTCGGGCCGCGAGCCGGGCTGGAACCACTCACGCTTCATCCCAAGGCGCGCGGCGAACTCGTGCAGCTCGTCGAGACTGTCGGCCTGCATGTGGCACCACACGCCGCGCCGCCAGGGGATGAACGCGTCGTCGACGTACACCGCCATCACGCCGCCTCCGGGCACCACTTGACCGGCGTCGTGTCCGCGCGCATATACAGCGGGTGCCTCGGATGGCCGTCCTTTGTGAACCCGAGCACGCGCGGGCGCGGTGGCAGCAACGCGAGCACCTCGCGCTCCCGCTGCTCGTCGCAGTGGACGCCCCACGCACACACCACGAGGTTCGCGGCTCCGCTCTCGCGGGCGATCCACTCGTCGTTGTCTGGACCGACGGGATCGCCGACTTCCCACAGCCCGGCGGGGTCGGTTGAGCGGTACGCGTACGCGTTGAGCATCACGAGCTCGGCGTAGCCCCAGTCGCGTGCAAAGCGGATGCACCGCCGAATCGTTGGGTCGTCGCGCGTCTCGTCGGCTGTCGACGGGTTCAACCCGATGAACGCGACGCGTCCGCTTCCGGTGAGTGGTGCGACGTCGCGGTGCAGCGTGTACCGCCATGTGCGACACGGCGAGAACGTTGCCGCCGCGCTCACGTCACCACCCGCACCGCGGTGCCGCAGCACAGACACACCGCGCCGGCCCGGACCGACGACTACCGCTTCCGCCGGTTCGCCCTTGCAGTAGATGTTGACGTTCCGCCCGTCGTCGCCGGCAAGCCGAGCGCGGGCGAGACGATCGCGGAGGTAGGCGAGGTCGACGGTTACGGTCACTCCGCCGCCTCGTCGACGTCGAGCTCGTGCCATCCGCTCTCCAGTTCGTCGCGAGGGATCGCCACGCGCCGACCGACCGCCGCGAGCATGTTGGTCGGGGTCAGGATCAGCGCGTCGACGACGGCGATCTTTCCGGACTCGCGCGGCGGCTCGTAGTCGAGCACGACCAGGAACCGCTCGTCGCCGCCCTCGCCTGGATGGTGGTACAGCGTTCCCCTCATCATGCGTTCCTCCCTTCCGGCGACGTGACGAACGCCGCCCTGGTGGTCGTTGTCTGCGTCGGCCCCGGCTCGAGCGCCCCTGCCGTGACGGCGCGCAACCACTCACGGAACGGCAGCCGGTGCTCATTGAGGGTGCGCGACCATCGCAACAGCAGCTCCGCTTTCACGTCCGCAGGCGGCTGCTTCGTCGGCACAGCATCGACCGCTTCGATCACGTCGCCTCCGCGTTCACCGCAAGCACGGCAAGCCCGGCGCCGGCGCACGGCGACACGATGTCGATCACGTCTCTGACCGCGCGCCTGACCGCATCCTCAATGAACGCCGCGTTGTCGATCTTGAGGAACGCGTGCACGGTGCGGATCGCCACGTCGAACTTCACAGTCTCCCGCGACCCGTCGTTGTACCCGTACCGCTTGGCCGCGTCTTCGAAGTCGCTTTCGAGGTTGTGCTCCCAACCGGGGTCGCCCGCCATGCGAACGCGAACCGTGACGAGGTACATCACGCCACCTCCTTCGTGACGAGCGCTGCCCGTGTCGTAGTGGTCTGTGTCGGCCCCGGCTCGAGCGCGGCGTCGCGCGGGTCGACACCGCCCATCGGCGGAACGATCAGCGCGTGCCGGTCGTGGGTCATGACCGTCGCCGACGGTTCCAGTCCGCCGTCGCGCGCGAGCGCACCGTACGGGACCACGAGCGACTGATGGCACCGCGTCGTGAGCACACGGAACGGCTCGGTGTCGTCCGGTGTCAGCATCTCGCCGCCGCCGCGGTTGTTTCGCATCACGAGGCCGTGGTGCTTGCCGCCCGCGGTGACCGCGCCGGCGTACTCCAACGCGGCGTCGGTGACCTGCCCGTTGTTTCGCAGACGCACCACACCGAGGCCGCCTTCGGTGCGCAACGTCTGCGCGGCGAGCTTGGCGGCCGGGCGCGGGACGCCGTTCTCGGTGTTCGCCATCACCAACGTGTCGTGTGGTGTGACGAGCGCACGGTCGACGGAGCGCGTCGCTGCGCACACCGTCGCCCCCGGCTGAAGGTCGGCGATGCGGGTGCGGTTGCCGGGCGTCCGCTCGTGCGTCTGCCCTGACGTCGGCACCGTGATCGCCATGTCCTGCCGCCGGGTGAGCGACACGATGGGCAGCGTCAGCGGACGCGGCACGCCGCCGTGCAGCAGCCGGATCACGAACGGCTCCTGGAGCTTCGGCAGCCCGCGCCGGATCCGCTCCCGCGTCGACTTCGCGAGCGGCTTCTCCCGGTCGCCGATGCGGGTCATCGGGATGGAGAGGTCGAGCGCGCTGATGGCCGGGTAGGCGCCCGGCAGAACCGGCCGGTTGCAGTCGGGGCAGTGGTAGAGGTACTGCGCCCCGTACCGGCCCCACGGTGCCGTCGGCTTCTTCCACGCCTGCCTGCCGTTGACGACCGCCTCGCAGTGCGGGCACCACGACACCGGGTCCACCTCGAGGTTTGGTCGCCGGATGCCCTTCTGCCAGAACACGACGTACATGCGGTCCCGCGACTGTGGTGTCGGCGGCACGAACATCGAGTTGAGATAGACGATCTCGGACTCGTAGCCGAGGTTCGTCAGCGCCATCCGCCACGCGGCGAACAGGCCGCCGTCGTCGTTCGCGCCCCACTTGAACGCATCGACGACGTTCTCGACGATGATCGCCTTGTACGGCTTGCCCTTGAGCTGCTTCTGCTCGGCGAACCGGACGACGTCCCACATCGTCGCGCGCGACCGGTCCTGCTCGTCGTCCCCGGCCGGGCCGTCGTCGAACAACGACGCCGCCTGCGGCTTCCTGCGCAGCCCACCCTTCGCGATGCTGTGATTGGTGCATTCCGGCGACGCGAGCAGCACGTCGCTGTCGGGGTACCGACGGATCTGCGTCGTGGTGAGCGCGCTGATGTCGGCGCAGTCGTGGTCGGCGTCGGGGAAGTTCGCGCTGTGCGACTCGATCGCGCGGCGCCAGTGGTTCAGCCCAAGCACGAGCTTGCCGCCCGCCCTGCGTGCGCCCTGGGACGTGCCGCCGGCGCCGCAGAACATGTCCTTGAACGTCGGGTCGCCGTCGACGACGTCCGCGATGACCTCCAGCACCCGGCTGAACAGCAGCTCGGCCACGGGCGGGGTGACGGCGCCGCCGTACTGCGCCATCCGCTCGCGCTTGTTCCCGAGCACCACGTAGTCGTCGTGGAACGCCATCGTCGCGGCGATCTCGTGCAGCTCGAACATGCGGAACCCGCAGTTGTCGATGTCGTCGTCGGTCACGACCATCTCCGCGAGCGCGGTCATGCCGCCACCTCGTCGCGCATCCGGCGGAGCATCTCGGAGGCGCTCGACGTGTTCACCCCGGCGACCGTCGCAAGCTCGACCGGCCGCGGCCACCGGCCGTTCATATCCCGGAACCGCACCGCATGGTCACGGGACGTGAGCCGCCGCTCCGGGTCGTCGGGTGCATCCAACGCGCGCAGCGCCTTCTTCTGTGTGAGCGGGGTGCCGTGCACCTCGAAGCCGATCGAAACGCCGCCCCGCCGGAGCTTGCCGTCGTCGAAGCACAGACGGCAGTCGGTGCAGTGGATACCCCTGGTCTGTGACGGGCACGGCACGACGTCCTGTCCGGGATGCGGCGCCAACCCGCCTACGTGCCCGTCGGGGCCAGGGCCGCACGGGTACGACATGTCGTCGACCAGCTCGTACTTCTTCTCGGTCGGGAACTTGTCCACGACGATGCTCGTCGCGTAGCCGCGCTGCCTCGCCCAAAAGACGTCCGCGACCGTCTCGCATGACGCGAGCACCGACACGTTCCCCCATGACTCACGGGCGACGTCACGCCACGCGTGCGTGTATGTCCAAACCGTGCCGCCGCCGCGCTGTACGTACCGGTCGCATGCCGCCGCAACGATCCGTGCCGCTTCGTCGGTGGCGCAGTCGCCGACGGTATGCAGACGCATCGGCTTCCCAGGTGTGACCGTCATCCGGTCGATGGCTGCCGCCTCCGCGTACGCCACCTCGAGCGCCGTCACACCGTCCGCCGACGCGTTCAACCGGTCGGTGATGAACTTGCCGATGCTGCCCGCTTCCGCGTAGCAGCCGCCGCCGTCACGGAACACACACGACGTCGGGCACGACTGCTGCGCCGCGTATGTGGTTGCCGCGTCGCCGATCTTCGAGTTGGTGGATTTGGCGCTTGCAATCACCAACTTCACGCCGCCACCTCGGACACAGAACCGGCGCGCGGCTTCTCGATCAGCCGCAGCTCAGCGACCGCGTACTCGTCACGGTCAAGGCCGCGTGCCTGCTCGGCGTCGTCGGCGGCCTCCGTCACCGTGCTGTGGATCTCGTCGTTCCACGCGAACGACGGCTTGCCGGTGTCCCGGTTGAAGTCGACCACCACGTAGCCGACCGTTGACGCGTCCGGCGCGTGCGCCGTCTGCTTGTCCTTCGCCATGTTCCACTACCTCCTTCGGCCCTGCCCGGCCGGTTGTCGTTGTCTTAGGCCACGCTCTCCAGCTCGTTCAACACGTCGGCGCTGTCGGCCGCCCGGATCAGCCGCAACGCCCACCCCACCGCCGCGAGCTCGCCGCGCGTGCGGGCCGGGTCACCGCGCTCCCACTTGGCCAACCGCTCGACGAGGTGGTCACGGCGCCGCTCCAGCGCCGCGACCTTCACCCTCTGTTTGCCGTTCATGCCGCGGCCCTCCCTTCGTAGATCAAGGACTCCCACACCGGCTTGCCGGAAAGGTGCGAACGCACCGACGGCCGGGTTCGGTCGGTCTTGCGGATCAGCCCGTCGTGTGCCGCTTTGCGGAACACCGGACCGAGCGCGCGATCCTCGCGTGCGGGCGGCAGGTCGGTGAGCGCCCACACGTCGTCGCTGATGAACGATGCGCGCCGGCGGGCGACGTTGCGCACCGCCTCGTACGCGAGCTGCTTCCACTCCGGTGCGGCGTGCGCGTCCACTTGGGCGAGCGCCTCGTCGCGTTCGGCTACGACACGGTCGGCGCGCACCTCGGCGGCCAACGCGTCCCAGGTGTCGGAACTCGAAGCGTGGATTCGGTTACGACGCATGAGCGCCTCCGCATTCAGAGCAGACGGGATCGAGGACAGGATCGTCGGCCTCGGAGTGCCACCAACCGGCGACCTTCCTGCGCTTCCCGCACGCCATGCACTTCTGCGGATCGGCCTTGAACTTGTCGTCCACGATCCAGCCGGTGCCGACGAGAACGCCGCTTGCAAAGCCGGTTTGCTCGCCCTTGTCGTAGACGTTCCAGTCGTACTCGTCGCCCTTGTTCTCCCATTCGAGCAGGAACGTCCCCGGAGGGCACTGCTCGGCAAGACAGCCGCCGGATGCGGTGACGCGATAGCGCCACGCACGCTTCGTCCGAGACGAGCTCTCTTCCAGCGCAGTCAGCGGCCGAGTCACGTGCGCTCCCGGTAGGCGCCGTCGCGGGCGATCCACCACTCGGCCAGCACACCGCCGGGCACGTTCGCACCGAACCGCAGCACGGCGCCTTCGCTGCCGATCTCGACGAACGCCACAACCGCGTCGTTGTCGAGGTCGTATTCCTCCACAAGCGCGGCCGCGGTGCGGATCATCGCCGCGGTCACGGCCGTCCCTCAGGCGCACCAAGATGCATTCTTATGCGCACGACCGCCGCCGGTCGAAGCGCTGTGTCGCTCGGGTCGTCGACGTTCTCGAGCACAACGTAGCCGGAGCCGCTCGTCGGGCTGGTTCCACGCACACGCCAGCGGCCGTTGTTCCGCATCGTGTACTCGAAGCCGATCAGGTCTGCATTCGGGTCGTCCACTCCACTACCTCCTTCGCCCCTGCCTCGGGCGTGTCGTCGTTTGAACGCTTACACCTGCGCCAGCGGGCGGTTCACGCGAACCACTCCGGCTCGTGTTGCTGAAGGTCGTACGTCAGGTCGTCGTCCAGGGCGCTGCCGTGCAACATCAGCCAATCGCGAACCGCCGCGGGTGACGCCAACCCCGGCCGTTCGTAGTGAAAGTTGATCGCGCGACGGTACGCGTCCGGCACGTCGACGGTGTACTCGACGCGTACCCTCATGCCGCCTCCGACAGCGCGTGCCGCGCGATGTTCACGAGGATGCCTCCGTGCGGGTGCGCGGCGATCCGCTCAAGCGCCAGCTCTGCGTCGGCGCGGCGCTGCGTCTGCGCCGTGTACAGGTCATTCAGGTGGTCGACCTCGCGGCGCTCCAGCGCAAGCGCCTGCTCAGCGTCCGCGGCGCGCGTCTGCGCGCGGCCGAGCTCCTCGTAGAGCGCGAGGTAGTCGGCGCGCAGCTTGTCCTCGACAGCGTGCCTGCGACGCGGGGTCGGCCCCTTCTTCCTCACCATCTACGCGGCCCGCCCTTTCGCGACTGTGTGCGGGGCGCACGGCGGGTTCACGAACCGGAGGTCGGCTGCGCGCCGGAGCGCGGCGAACACCACGTTGACCGCGACCGCCTCGACGAGCTGCGCGATCGTTGCGTCGTGTGCCAGGTAGCCGCCGAGCGTGTCGACCTGGTCGCCGGTGTCCGGGTCGAAGATGTCGAACGACAGCGGGTCGTCGTAGCCGCCCATGCCACCCGCGAGCGCCGTCTCCCAACGGTCGTCGTCGTGGGGGAACACTGCGACGCTCAGGCACCCATCGCCGACGTTCGCGACCTCGGCGTGAACATCGACGGCGTTGAACGCCGCGGTGATCTTGGTGAGCTGCTCGATGTATGCGTCCATTGCCTCGTGCCTCCTGTGCGTTCGTGGTTGGTGCCGCTACCGAGCGCGCGCCCCGCCGCCGCAAAAGGGGGAGCGCGCGCTCGGTAGGGGCACCGCCCCCACCTGACTACTTCTTCGTTGCCGACTTGCGCGAGGTCGACCCCTTGACCTTCGGGTCGGGCTTCACGGTCGCCTTCACGGGCACCGCCTCGACGGGGGTCGGCTTGACGTGTGCCGCGGCCTGGGCGACGGTGTCGGTGTTGCGCTGCGGCGCCTTCGTGCCCGCCGCCTTCAGCGACTTCTCGGCGGAGCCGAGCTCGCGGATGCAGATGTGACGGACGACCGGCCCGTACCACTGCGCGCCCTTGCCGAACGTCGGGGTCTTGGCCTTGTTCAGCTCGGCGGCGATCGCCGGGTACCCCTTCCCCGACTTGCGCAGCTCGACGATGCGCGCGACGACCTTCTGCTGCGCTGGCGTGTACTGCTTGCCCTTGGACTCGGTGCTCTTCGCCATGTTCCACTACCTCCTTGGTCGGTGTCGCCCTGCCCGGCGACGGTTTGGTGACTTCCGAGCCTGCATCACGGGGCCGCTGCGCCGCTGCGTCGCCGTCTCCGGCGTTGCCCTATTCGTGCGGCCTGGGAGTGATCGTCTCCCTGCTGTTGGTGAGCGGTGCCACCGCTGTCATTTGGTTCGGCCGGACGGGGTTCGAGGGTTTGCGTTCCCCGTGGTGCTGGCTCGGTTGTCAATGTCCGTTCGTGCGTTGCTCCCGCATGTTCACTCTCCAGCCTGTGTTCCGCAAGACAAGTTCACAGAATCTTCAAACACTTCGGTTGGGTGATCCACCCGGACGTGTTGCATCACAGGTTGTCGAACCGGGTGAACCTGCTGCGGAACGCGAGCCGCACCGTGTCCGTCGGGCCGTTGCGCTGCTTCGCCACGATCACCTCGGCGGTCCCGGCGTGGTCGCTGTCCTCGTGGTAGTGATCGTCGCGGTACAAGAACATCACCACGTCGGCGTCCTGCTCGATGCTCCCCGAGTCGCGAAGGTCCGCCAACGTCGGCCGCTTGTCATGCCGCTTCTCCACCTCACGTGAGAGCTGCGACAGCGCCACCACCGGCACCTCAAGCTCGCGCGCGAGCGCCTTCAACGCGGCCGTGACACGGCCGACCTGCTGCGTGCGGTTCTCGCCGTCCGGCATCCCCATGATCTGCAAGTAGTCGACGACCACAAGCCCAAGGTTCGGATGCTTCGCCTTCAACCGGCGCGCCTTCGCGCGCACCTCCGTCACCGTGATCGCCGGTGTCTCGTCGATCAGCAACGGCTTGTCAGCAAGCGCCTTACACGCCGACTTCAGCTTGTCCCAATCGTCTGCGGTCAGCGACGAGCTGCGCGCCTTCTGGCCGTCGATCAGACCCTCGCTGATGATGACCCGTTGCGCGACCTCCGCCCTGGACATCTCCAACGTGAACAGAAGCACCGGCACGTCGTGCTGCACCACGTTCGTCGCGACGTTCACAACGAACGCAGACTTGCCCATCGACGGGCGGGCCGCAACGATCACCAACGACCCCGGCTGCAAACCCGACAACAGGTCGTCGAGCTTCGCGAACCCGGTCGGCAGACCGTTGATCTTGCGGCCCTCACGGTGCGCGTCAACGAGCGCCCGGTACCGCTCCTCGAGGATCTCGCGCATGTTGTACGTCTGCCCGTGCTCGTCGCCGGCGGCCAGGTCGAACACGATGCGTTCCGCCTGGTCGACAAGCTCGGCGGTGTCGCCGGGACGGTCGAAACCGAGCCGTGCGATGTCGTTCCCGGCACGGATCAGGCCGCGCAGCGTCGCCATCTCACGGACGATGCGGGCGTAGTGCGCAGCGTTCGACGCCGCCGGCACCAACGCGGCCAACTCGTGTACACGCTCCGCGCCGTCGGGCACCTTGACGAGCATGCCCGTCCGGTCGAGCTCGTCGGCGACGGTGATCGCGTCGACGGCTTCGCCGCGTTCGTCAAGCGCCAACATCGCGTCGTAAATGACCCCGTGCGACTCACGATAGAAGTGCTCGGCGCGTAGACCTGTTTCGGCGACGGCAACGACCGCGGCCTTCGCGAGCATCATCGCCCCCAACACCGACTCCTCCGAGTCAAGGTTCTGCGGCGGCAGCGGCGCCGTCTGCTGCCTTGGCTGCGCGGTCACGCCTTCACCCCTTTCGCCCGCGACCTAGCGATCATCTCGCTGAGCAGGTCGGACGCCTCACCGGCGGTCGCGAGCGTCGCGATCCGGTCGCCGTCGACGCCCCACTTCGCCAACGCGGCCATCTGCCCGCGCATCACCGGCTTCGACCGCCACGGCGCGTTCCGGTCGACCAAATGCTCCGCCCCGGCGCGCCGCACATAGTCCTCCGCCAGCCCTTGCGCGACCTCCAACGGCACACCGGTGTCGAGCACGTTGTACTGGTGCCTGCGCTTGTCGTCGGGGTTGTACGCCGCCGACCACGTCCCGTCGCCTTGCGCGCGAAGCTCGAGCTGCCCTTGCTGGCCGCGCAACACCCACAGCTCCGGGTGCAGCTTCATCCAGTTGAGCCGCTGCTGTGTGAACAGGTCGATGACCTGAGCTTCGATCTCGGCAAGACGCTTCTGCTCGGCGTGCTCCTCCGCGTCCTGCGCCTCCTGCACCGCCACCGCCTCCGCAGCGGACATGCCGCGCTGCATCATCTCCTCCCGAACGCCGAACAGGTTGGCGACCGATTGCAGCTTGTGCTTCTCCGTGACGCCGACGAGGTCCATCACGAGACAGTCGGTCTTGCCGGGGAACAAACGCATCGCCCTGCCGACCATCTGCACGTACAGCACCCGTGACAGCGTCGGCCGGGCGATCACGACAAGGTCAACGGACGGCTCGTCGAACCCCTCGGTGAGCACCGACGCGTTCGCGACGATGCGTAGCGTCCCCTCGCGCAACGCCCTATACACCTTCTGCCGCTCCGTCCGTGGCGTGTTGCCGTTGATCGCCGCGGCGGGCACCCCGGCGTCGTTGAACGCGGCGGCCATCTCGTAGGCAAGATCAACCGTCGGTGTGAACACGATCCCTTTCCGGTCGGGTGCGTGTTCGAGGTACGCCTTCACCGCGTAGCCGGGCGCGCCGGCGTCGTGCAGCATCTCGGCCATCTGGCCGTCCTGCCAGTCGCCACGGTTGACCTTCAACCGGTCGAGGTTCGCTTCCTTCAACTCGACGCGCAGGCCGCGCACGTCGGACAGGTAGCCGTCCTGGATCGCGCGAAGGATCGGGTACTGGTAGGCGAGCGTCGGCCACACTCCCTCTAGGCCGCCGCCGGTGCCGCGCTCCGGTGTTGCGGTGACGCCCAACACCGGCACGTCGAACTCGTGCAGCACTGCAAGCACCTTCTGATAGCTGTCGGCGGGCGCGTGGTGCGCCTCGTCGACGACCGCGAGCTTGAACGGCCTCTGTCGGAGCACCCGCCGGAGCTTCTCCAGCCGCTTCGGCCGCCACAGCGTTTGGATGGACGCGACCACAACCTCCGTCCACCACTGGTCGGACTCTGCTTTTACCTTGCCGACGGTGACGCCGGGGTCCCACATGCGGAACTTCTCCGCCGCCTGGTCGAGCAGCTCGTCACGGTGTGCGATCACCAGCACCGGGTAGCCCATCTCGTGTGCGGTCGCCGCGAACACGATCGTCTTGCCGCACCCTGTCGGTAGCTGGATCAGCGCACGGTCGAACGTTTCGAACGCGGTATGGATCGCGAGCTTCGCTTCCTCCTGGTACGGGCGCAGGCTGATTGCCCGCGTCGTCTCCTGTGTCTCGTCGAACAACGTGCTCACGATGGGACACCTCCCCATGTGTGGAGCGCGAGGTCGACCACAGCCGACGCTTGCGGGTACGGCACCTCCCACAGCCCCAACGCGCCCTTGCACGGCACCGGCTCCGGGAACGGCTCGACGGACTCGAGGACCCACCCGTACCGGCCTGGTGTGTAGTCGCCGAACGCCCGCTCGTCGTCGCTGAAGCCCTGCCAGAACGGCAGGGCGGTGAGCGTCTCTGTGCGCACAACGTCGACGAGTCGTGCGATCGCGACGATGCAGCCGAGCGGCAGCGACAGCTCGCCGGGTGTGTTCTCGTACAACGGCCGCAGCGCCTCGTGGAACGGCTCCTGCTTCACCGTGTCGAGCAGCCCGCGCGCACCTCCGACCGACCCGAGCCCTTTCGCCGCGTGGATCACCAGCGGGCCGCGGTAGCGGGTGCTCCACGACCTCGTCTCGATGCGCTTCGCACCGACCGCGACCAGGGACGCCCACGGTTGTGTCAACGTCAGCGCCTTCACGGGCGCACCGCACCCTGCGCGAGCAGCACACGGAACCGCAACAGGAACTCGGTCTTCGCCTCGTCGGGTGTCCACGGCCGAACCGACCAGTCGTACGGCTGCACGTCCGGGAACTCGAGCTCGACGAACGGCGGCTTGCCCGGCATCAGGTCGCGTGCCTCGGTGACGACCATCCGGTCGTCGACGTCCTTCACCGCATCCGGCTCGTCGCCGTGCAGGCCGAACCGTTCCGCGATCACCCGCATCAGCCTGTCCTCCGCCTGCCGGTACGCCTCGCCGAACCCGGCGACGGCATGCTTCGTCGGCCGTGCGATGTCACCGAGGTACGCCTCCGACGCGTCATGCAGCAGCCCCCACGCCGCAAGCGACGGATCGCACGGGCCGAGCGCGTCCGCGACGTGACAGGAATGCTGCGCCACGCTGTAGAACTTGCGTGTCCCGCCGGTGAACCTGCACAGGTTCGACAGGTGATGCGCGACGTCGGCGATCTTGATGTCGTCCGGTCGCGGGTCGAGCGGCCACACGACCGCGCCGGTGTACATCAGCAGGCACGGCCCTTTCCGTCCGGTCAGCGTCCGCAGCCTTGATTCGTGCACCTCGCACGAGATGTCCTGCGCGTACGGCCTACAGCTACAAGTCAAGTGTCCACTACCTCCTTTCGCGCCCTGCCCGGCGCGTCCCAATCGTTGCGGGCCGCCAACCTTCACACACCGGTCGGGCGGCCCGCTCCAGAACACCGATGGCTAGTCCGGCAACCCCACAAGCTCAGGATGCTCCGCCTGCCACTGGATCATCTCGGCGGCGACGTGGCTGACGTCAGTGGCGAACTCGCGCAGCTCGCCCGCCCGAACTACAGCCTCCGGCGTACCGAGCTCGACGAGCGCCGCAGCAGCGGACCGGCACGCGTTCGCGTACGCCTGCAACGCCGGCGGCGCGAGCACATCCTGACCGCGCAACCAGAAGAACACCTCGGTCGGGTGCATCTCGGCCCCGTTGAACGACTTGCGACCGCGCGTCAGCTTGGTCACGCCGGCACCACCACATCACCGAGGGTGGCCGCGTGGAGCACGTCACGCGCAGCTTCGTCCTCGCGGCGGATCACGAACGCGGCGATGTCACGGTACCGCTGCCGCTCGTCGTAGCTGAGCGACACCCACGACTCACCGAGCTCGTCGGCGACCGCACGGGCGGTGTCGGTGAGCCGCCGGTCGTAGTCACCGAGGTTCATGCGAGCACCTTCCTCGACGCGCCGGCCTCGCGTTCGGTGTGCTCGCGTGCCACCTGGTAGCGGCCGAGCAGCAGCTCGGCGTGCGCACGGAACTCGGTGTCCTGCGACGCGAGCGCCTTCCGCGCAATCACCTCGATGGTCTTGTCGCTGACCGCGATGTGCTCGATGCGCACCGACGGCTCGTACTCGATCTGTTCCACTATCTCACCTCCGTCGTCAAACGCCCGAGCGTCGCCTCGATGTCGGGCAGGTTGGAAGGCCGCCACACACCTGCGTCGACGCCCGCGGCCACAAACGCGTCGAGCCATTGCTTCTGCTTGGCCGTCACCCGGCCGTCGCACTTCTTCAGCTCCCGCACCACGAGCAGCCCCCGCCGCGGATGCAGCAGCAGCAGGTCCGGGAACCCGGACGTGTCCTCGTCACCGACCCACACAGTCCGGCCTCCCTTGCGAACCGGGATGCGCGAGTCGTTGATGTGCAGAAACAACCAGCCGTTGAGGGTGGCGTACTCCTCCACCTTCGTCTGAAGCACCTTCTCCGGCATGTGTCCGCCTTCGATCCACCGGCAATGTCCGCACAGCTTCACCGCGCCGGCGGGCGCGTTCTTCGCGGCGAGCTTCCGTGTCGGCTTGCTCACGCCGTCCCCCCGACCGGGCCGTCGAACGCGCCGTTCGAGTACGCGTGAGCGTCGTAATCACCGTCGCCGACGGTCGCGGCGGCGAGCTTCTCCGTCGCCGCGTCCTCCGCGATCAACGTCGCGCGCAACGCGCGCAGCTCGGCGCGCTGCTCGTCCGTCAGACCCTTCCGCGTTTCAAGGTGGTCCTCGAAGATCGCGTCGGGCAGCTCGCGTCCGGCTGTGCGAACCCACCGCTGAGCCTTGCCGATGGGCGTGTCGTTCTCGGCGACGCCGACGAACACGTGCCAGTGCTTCGCGAGCGCCGTCGGCGTGATCGTGATGTCCGGCCACTCGCGGCGGTACGCCACCGCGGCGGCGCGGATCTCGTCGGGAGTCGCACCGGCATCGCGCAGTTCCTTGATCGCCTTCCGCCACGCGCCCTTCGCGCTCTCGGTGAGCGGCGGCTTGCCGAGCGCCTCGACCATCGCCTCCCATAGAAGGTCCGGCGGCCGTTCACGCTTCGGCTTCTCGACCACCGGCACGTCCATGCCCGGCAACGTCGGCGCGTCTGTACCGCTAGGTACAGACCTTTCGTTCAAACCCTGGCTCTCGTTATGTGTCGGGTTTTCCCGAGTCGGCTTTTCCAGGGTCGGCTTTTCCCGACCCTGCTTTCCCCGGCCCGGCGGTGGCGCCTGGCTGAGCTTGTACTCGTTCGTCGTCTGCCGCCCGTTCGAGCGGCGGTTGACGACCTCGAGCGCACCCGCTGCGACCAGCTCGCGCTTCGCCTTGTCGACCTGATCCAGCGCCTTGAGTCCCATGCGCTTCGCGAGCAGGCCGCGGCTCGGGATCGCACCCTCGCCCTCGCTGTTCGCGAAGCGCCACAGGATCGCGTACAGGCGCACCGCAGCATGGCTCAACCCCGCCTGCTCGTGGTCGCTGATCCACTCCGGCACCATCGACCACTTCACGTTCGTGCTGATGCGGCTCATGCCGCCACCGGCCACGGCTTCCCGTACCGCGCCTCGAATCGCTCGCGGCGTCGCCGCAGGCGCCGCTCCTCGCACGTCTCCGAACAGCTCACTTGCCGCCCTTCACGACCAGCGACTTGTCCTCCGCGAGCGCCTCCACCCCGTCGACCTCGACCACCTGACCGGTCGGCGTGTGCACGAGGTTGCCGGTCGCCGTCGGCTTCACCCCGTCGGCGTCGAGCCGCTCGAGCGCGCGCTCCGGCAGGAACGGCCGCTCGCCGAGGCACGCGTCGTACTGCTCCGGCGTGAAGTTCGCCTCCGCCCACACCTGGAACGCCACCGCGTCGACGACTTTCGCCTTACCGCCCTTGTTCACCGTCGTCAGATGCACACCGCCGACGTCGGGGAACGACACCGCCTTGCCGCCGTTCGCCTTCAAGTAGGTGACCAGGCTGTCGCGGAGCGCCGCCTCCTCCGCGTCCGCACGCTTGACCTGCTCGCGGTACCGCTCGCTGATGACGGCGGCGAGCCGCTTCGTCCGGGTGCGGTCACGGTCGAGCACACGGATACGCGCGATCGCGTCACGGATCGCCAGCTCGTGCAGCTCCGGCGATTCATGCTCGGCGAGCACCGCCGAGGCGAGAGCCTCGGTCGGTGCGTCCTTCTGTTCGGCGTACGCTGCGGCGAGCTCGTCCCATTCGGTGCGCGCCTCGGTGTGCGTCTCGCGTTCGCCGACCGGGATGTGTTCCGTCTCCCGGGTCACGACGCAGCCTCGATGCGCTTGATCTGCTCGCGTGTGGCGACCTCGATCTCGGCCGGGCAGTCGTAGTCGTTCTCACACAGCCCTTCCGGCAACCACCGCTCGAGCGTCTCCTTCGACCGGCCGCACGCGACGACGATCAGCGTCCCCTCGATTTCGGTGGCGATGAACGACTTGCCTGCAACCGAGAGAGCCTCCCCGCACGACCTTGCCGCCGTGAGCGTGTCGCGGCGCGCCTGGTCGCGGATCGCCTTCAAGGCGTCAGCCGTGGCGGTCACGCCGCACCGCCGAACGCGGCGTCGATCTGCTCCTGCACGTTCGTGTCGATGCCCGCCTTCGCGAGCGCCTTCACGACGTTGCCGGTCTGCTCGGCAAGCCATCCGGCGGACACGACGTTGTCGTTCGCGGCCAGGTGCTCCACGATCAGCGTGTTTGCGTGCGCGTGACCCTTCTCGCCGAGCAGCCCCGCCAGGCGAATGAACTCCTTGACCTGTGCGTCGGTCGCGACGTCGCCGGCGGAAGCCTGTACGGCGCCCTGTGGTGCAGAATCCCCCGAAGCGGGTGGTTTATCGCCCGAAGCCGTATCCACCCCTTCCCGCGGCCCCTGTGCGGCCGGGGACGGCTCCGTATCGGCACCGTTCGCCGCCATCTCGCGCGCCTTCGCGAGCGCACGCGTCAGCCAGCCAGTGCGGGCACGGCCGTGCTCGACGATCTCAGCGTCGAGCGCGTTGCCGATCGCAACGTTCCCGAGCTTCTCCCCGATCCGGCGAAGCTCCGCCACCAGCTCGTCCGGTGCCGCAGCGTTGTACTCATCCTCCGCCTTCGCCGCAGCAATGTTCCGCTTCTCGTCGTCCTTTGCGTACAGGATCAACCCGAACTGGTCGCCGTACTTCTTGAACGCCCGCTTCTCGGCGTCGCTCTCGGCCTCCTTCGCCGCCAGCTCGTGCGTCGTGATCTGGCCGGACCACTGCTTCTCGAACGCGTCGCCGTAACCGACACCGTCGACCGGTTCACACCCGGCGACGGTGAGCCGCACGGTGCACCGGTAGCCGGTGTACCACCCCTTCTCGTTCTTCGTGTTCGTCACCTGCACGGTGCCGAGATGCTCGAGGTCGACGACCTCGGTGCCCCACCGGCCGTACCCGAAGATGCGGTTTGCGGTGCGCTCGACGTCGTGGACGGCCAGGTAGTCGTACCCCTTGCCCGGCTTCTTCTTGATCCGCTTCGGGTCGAGGTCCTTGTCGAGCTCGACCTTCTGTGAGTCGGACACGCCGAGCGTCACCGTGGTCGCGGCGGCGCCAAGCGCGAGCGCGAGATTCCCGAGCGTGCCCGGTTCGACCTCGATCTTGCCGCCGGCGAGCTTCTCCTCCGGCGTCGTCTTTGTGTTGCTCATGCGCTACCCCCTTCTGCCTCGTTGCCTCTGTGCGTGACGACGCATCCCGTCTTAGAACGGGATGTCGTCGTCGGCGCCCTGAAAGTCCGGCGCGGTCGTGCTCGCACCCGACGGGGACGCGCCGTTGCCGTCGCGCGGTGTGAGGAAGTCGACGCCGAACGGCTCCGCGATGATCTTCACGCGGCTGTGCTTGACCCCGTCCTTCTCCCACCGCTGATGGTCGAGCTTGCCGGTGACACCGACCTTCTTGCCCTTGTCGAGCCACTGCGCGCAGTTCTCGCCCTGCTTGCCCCACACCACCACGTCGAAGTAGTGGGCGTATTCCTCGTAGCCGCCGTTGCCGTCCGGCTTGCGGTCGTTCACCGCAACCGAGAACTCGCACACCGCGGTGCCACCCGACGTGTGCCGAAGCTCCGGTGTGCGGGTCAGATTGCCGATGATCAGCGCCTTGTTCACGCCGCCACCTCGTTGACTGTTTCGACGAACGTCGGTGTGTCCTGTGCGATCGTGATCTCGCGCCACGTCGAGCTGTCGAGCCCTTCTCCGATCCCGAGCAGAACGAACGACCCAACACCGAACGCCTCGCCGATCTCCTGCACGCCCGGCGGGCTGTAGTGGAACCGACTTTCGATCTCACCGACGTGCATGAACACCACCGGCGAGTCCGAGTCCGTCACCTTGAGCACCTTCCACTTCGTCATGCTGCTGCCACCTCCGTTTCGATGTGCGCGGCGAGCCGGGCCTCCAGCCACGACAGGTCGCCGCCCTGTTCCGCCCACCCGTCGAGCACCCGCTCCACGGTCTGCGCGTCCTTGAACTCCCGCCACGACTCCTCACGGCGGCCGTCCGTCGGGTACGGGTACTCGCCGACCTTCGGGATCACCGCCACGACGATCACCGCGTCGCTGGTGCCGTCGGCCCCGAACCGGTACAGATAGAGCTCGCCCGTCTCGACGATCCACGAGAGCCGCGACGTCGGCCACGGACGATCCGTGTCGGCCCATCCGACGCCGTAGTCCCACTCGGGCGACCGTTCGCGCGACGGGTTCGCCGCGTAGAACACCCGCAGGCTCGAGTAGTTCGCGAGAGCGTTCACGCGGGTATCCCCAAGAGACGCGCGATCGTGTGGCGCGTCAGGTGGTCACCGCGCGTGAGCGGCTTCACGTGCCTTGGGTTGACGCACAGCTTGTTCCCGCAGCGATGGTGCAGAACGTGGTTCTTCGGCATCAGCCGCCCGGTCGCCCGGAAGTAGAACCACACGTGCGCTAGCCACTTGCGCCCGTCACGGACGAGCTCGCCGTAGCCGGTGTTCTGCACTGTTCGCTGCCAGATCCAGCAAGGCGTGCTGAGCGGACCGGGCTGCTCGACGTACTGCGGTGGGTGGTTGACCCACCGCTTCGAACCGCCGTGCGTTGGGACGAACCGGCGCGGCTCGCCCTTGACGTAGCCGAGGTCAGCGCGGTTGCGCGTGTACACGCCCGCGTCCTGGCCGCATCCACACGCGCAGTTCACGCCGCCGCCGTTTCGAGCGTCGGGTACGGGTTCTCCCCCGTCGCCTGCATGTACGCCCGCGGGATCATCCGGCGTTTCGCAACGCCAAGCTTCGCCTTGATCGCGGTGACGTGCATCTCGACCGTGCGCGTGCTGATGCCGAGCTCGTCGGCCGCCTCGCTGTTCGAGTAGCCAGCCGCGACCAGCAACACGACCTCGCTCTGCCGCTCTGTCAACCCGCTATGCGGCAACCAGCTCACCCCCTTCGTGTTCATGGTCGACGTCCAGCCGTTCCGGTTCGTCGACCGTTGCCTCGGCCAGCCGGTCCTCCGGCGTGCCGTCCAGTGCGTGCGGAACCTTCGCCGCCGGCGGCACACGCCGCGGGTCGTTCTGTTCGGCAACCCACCGCTCCCATGCGTCGTCGGGTGGCGTGTACCGGCCGCCGCCGTTACTGCTCCACGTCAGCCAGCCGGACTCACGGAGGTACCGCTCCATCTCGGCGGCGTTCGCGTAGTTCGGCATCCCGTTCGGTTTGCGGAGCACCCACAACGGCGGCCGTTCGTCGCAGGGGGTGCACGGCGGGTCGTTGTCGCCTTCGTCGGCGAGCAGCGCCGCGCTTCCGGCCTGCCGGATCGCCGCCTCCACCCGTTCGGGGACGTCGGCGGCGCGCCACACCACCGCCGGATACCCGGCCAGGTGGTCGTGTGCCCGCCCGACGAGCGCACGGCGCGGCGCCGGCAGCGGGGCGGGACATCGTCGTGTGCCGCTATGCTGCGCGGAGTGCTGCCACCCTGCCTCGGTGGTAGTGCCTCTAGTGCGTGCGGGGCCGGGGTCGGAATCCACTACCTCCCCCGGCCTCGCGCAACTTCTTCGAAGCCGCTCGAGTAGATCGCTGACGGTGTCCGTCATGCCGCCTCCTTCCCGCGCTCCTGTTCGTCGACGGCCGGTGCCGGGAGCACGCGGTCGGCCGCGTCTGCGACGAGCAGCTCGTACAGCTCCTCGTGCGCCTTGTCTGATGCGAGCTCGCGTTCGGCGAGCTTCTCGGTTGGCTTGCTCACAGGCTTGCCTTGATCAGCGTGAACACCACAACGACGCAGGCAACGACCGCAACGACGGCGATCACACTCGCCTCCAGGTGCCGTCGTGGTCCTTCGACCACACGTAGCCGCCGTCGTCCATCCAGCCGTCCGATGTGTGCGAAAGGAACACGACCGGGACCGTCTCCGGCAGTTCGTCGCAGCCGTGGGTGACCTCGCGGCCGGTGTCGGTGCGCACCATCTTGTAGTCGCGGACGAACACCGGCATCATCAGCGGTCCTCCGGGAAGCCGATGGTCACGACGGGTTCTCCGTCGTCGCCGGGCGCGAGCGAGCACCACAGGTGGAACGTGAGCTGTGCGGTGCGGCGGCGACCGTTGCGCGTCAGGTAGCGCGACCCGCTGCGATCGCTGATCCAGAAGATGCAAGGGAACAGCCAGTCGCCACCCTCGTCGGTGACGTTGCGCTTGTACAGACGCGCCATGTTCAACGTGTCCCACAGGCGACCCTTGACGTCCTGGTAGAACCGGTCGGCCTCGGCGTCGGTTGGGATCACCAGGTCGGCGAGAGCCGACGTGAGCGCGACGTGACAGGTGAACCCGGCGTCGCGCGCGAAGTTCGGTTCGTCCGGCACCAGGTCGGTGACCGGGACGAGCACACCGTCGAGGATCGCCTGTGACCGCGGGTAGACCGCGATGACCTCGGCGTCGTCCCACAGCCCGTTCATGCGCGGTCCCATGACGGGAGCGCGTCCATGCGTGCTGCCGCTTCGTCACCGACGACGGTGAACGTCGCGCCGGTGTGCCGGTTGCGGAATGTGATCTTCACGCGGCCACCTCGAACACTTCGAAGGTGTCCACGGCAAGCCGGACGGCCGCGAGCTTCTCGGTCGGGGTGAAGCTCCACCGCTCGATGAAGTGCCTCTCGCAGAGCTGTGCTGCGCAGTCCTCGTCGGGCGCGCAGATGGGGCAGTACGGGTCGAACGTGTCCAGTGCGTGCGGTGTTGCCATGCTTGCTGCCTCCCTCGCTCGGTTGCCTCTAGTGCGGTGCAACGGTACCGGGGTTTGCAACGTAGCGCAAGGGTTTTCCACCACTGATTGTCTGAAATCTTTGTGAAGGCGTCGGCGTGACGGCCGGTGTGGGCGCCCGCGACGTTTACCGGCTAGGTGAAGGTGGGCACCGTCAACCACGGATGTACGTCTTGCGTACAGCCGGAATGTTTATTACACTCAGCCACTTAACCCATCGGTAAAACCCGAAGGGTTAACCACCAACGCAGGGGGTAGCAGCACCAATGAGGAGAGTCGAACCGAGCCGCGCGCGCTTCGGCCGCGCAATGAGCAACCTCGTCCGAGACGCCGGGAACACCGGATGGCTCACGAGCGCCGGCAACCCGAACTGGCACGTGTTCGCCAACGAGCTCGACGGCGTGCACTACGAGACGCTCCGAAAGGCACTCGCCGGGGAACGCGAACCGACGCCCGCCGTGATGGAGGAATGCGCGCGCGTGCTCGACATCGACCCGCGCTACTTCGTCGAGTACCGACTCAACGAGGCCCGGGAGCTGTTCGACCCGCGCAACGTCGGCCTCGAGCGTGCGTTGGAGAACTTCGACCGGTGGGCGTCAGTCGCGTCCACCGGTCGACGCGCGCGACGCCGAGCGTAAACGAACGGCGGGCGGCAACGGACACCCCCACGGTCCGTCACCGCCCGCCGTTCAGATCACCACGGCAGACGCAACCCGAAGAAGTCGGGTGCGTTCTGGTCGGCGCCGCCCCACCACGGAAGGTGCAGCAGATGATGAAGGCCGATGTGTTGGTCGTGGATCAACCCGAGGTCGACCGGGCCGATCGCGAGGCTGTCGCTGACCAGCAGCGCCACCACGAGCAGCGCGACCGTGACCCACAGATTGCGTGTCAGGTTGCGGCTGCCGCGACGGGAAACGAGCCCCCACCGAGGATGGCGGCGCATCTGTCCGTCGACGGCGTTGACCGTGCCGCCGACCGCGACGTACCAAGGATGGTCTTTCGGGACAAGCGCGAGCGCCGCTCTCATGCTCAGCCGCGCCACCTGCACCAGCACGTACGCCGCCATCATCCGCGGCTCCGAGTCGCGCGCCACCAAGTCGCGGTCGTCGTCGCCACCTGTCCGAACGTCAGCGGCGGACCGGATTACATGCTCCAAAGCTGCTACCCCCATGATTGTTGTTGCGGCCACCTTCATCGCGTTGCCATCAGACAGCGCGAGTCGGGCTACCCTACCACCCTTTCCAGACATCGCCATCCCCATTTCGGAGTACACCGTATAAAAACCTCATGACTGCTATTAGGCGAACCTCCGCAAACCTGCCCACACCGCCGCGTCGCGTCGCCGGGTACATCCGCATCAGCGCGCTGATGGGCCGCGAACAAGGCGAGGACCTGCTCTCGGACGTCATCCAGCGCGAGAAGATCGAAGCGTGGGCCAACTACCGCGGCTGCCGTGTCGTCCACTGGTACATCGACCTCGACGTCTCAGGTAGGAAGGGAGTCAGGCGGCCGGAGTTCGAGCGCATGATGGCCGACGCCGCCGAAGGCAAGTTCGAGACGATCGCGGTGTACAGGCTGACCCGGTTCGCCCGGTCGGTGAAGGACGCCTCCGCCGCCGTCGACGTGCTCGAGCGCGCCGGCGTCACGCTCGTGTCAGTCACCGAGGACATCGACACCGGCACCGTCGCCGGGAACCTCCTCCGCAACATCCTGTTCGCGCTGTCCGAGTTCGAGTCGGAGCGCATCGGGGAGGAATGGCGCAACTTCCACGCGAACCAGCGGCGACAGGGTCACGCGCACGTGCCGTCCGGTGCGTACGGCTACCGCATCGTGAAGGACGACGGCACCCGAACCGCACGCATCGTTGGCATTGAGGACGCCCAGGCGCCGGCGCTCCGGCTCATGTTCGATATGCGGGCCTCTGGCGCCACCTACGGCGACATCAGGAACGCGCTGCACGCGCACGGGCACCGGTCACCGCGCGGCCACGAATGGTGGGCCAAGCCGACAATCCTCGCCATGCTGCGCAACCCGATCTACGCCGGAATGGTCAGGCTCGCCGACGGCGACCTCATCGACGCGAGCCATCCCGCGATCGTCACGCGCGAACAGTGGGAGCGTGTACAGGCGATGGCCGGGCACGCGAACGGCATCGCCCGCGGACGGTCGAACGCGCTCCTCGTCGGTCTGTTGGTTTGCCACTCGTGCGGCTACCGGATGCGGTACGACTCGACTCAGCGCCGGTACCGCTGTCAAGTCGACAACGCCGCCGTCCGGTGCGCGCAACCTGTGCAGATCGCAGCTCACCTCGTCGAGCCGCACGTCGAGGGTCGGTTCCTTCGCAGGTTCGACCCGAAGCGGATGCCGCACGACGGCCGGATGAAGCGGACGCAGCAGCAGAAGGTGTGGCAGCGCAAGGCGGACAAGGCGCGCAACCGGATCGCCGAGCTCGACCGTGCCCTCGACACGCTCGCCGACCAGCGGTTCATGAAGGGCACGCTGGCCGAGGACGAGTACCACCGCCAGTTCGCCCGCTACAGCGCGGAGCGCGAGGACCGCCGTGAGGAAGCCGAGGAGTTCGAACGGCTCGTCAAGACGGTGCGCCCGCTCGAGCGCAGCGTGCTCGACCTGTGGTCGACCGCGACCATCGAAGCGAAGCGCAAGGCGCTGCGGCTCCAGATCCACGAGATCGTGGTGAAGCCGTCGACGGCGCAGCGCGGTCGAGAGACGGAACGCACCATCGGCTCCCGGCTCGCGATCGGATGGTTCACGTAGCCGAAGATGCGCAAACCAAGCAGCCATGCGGGTTTGCGCTGCACCACGAGTGACGCCCGGTTTCGCGATCACACGTACTCGAAACAGAGCGTCACCCGCGGAACCACCTACTACTACTGTCCGGCGTGTCAAACCGGAGGGCGGCTTCTGAAGGACCGGAGGATGTCGCGTCTGTTGAAATGACGTAACCAAGCCGTCCGGTGGCCTGCGTAGATTCCTCGGGCGACAACGGGCTAGGGGGTAGCCATGCAGGACATCGACATCACAGAGTTCGCCCACCTCGACGACGAGCTGATCGCTCGCGTGCACCTGTTCGCCTGGCACAACGTGGCTCGGTGGTTGGGGCACACCGCCCTCGAGCACGTCGCCGACGCGACCACCACCGACTACCTGCTTCACGTGTCGGCGTGTGTGTCGGAGGAAGGCGAGCGGCGGTACGCGGAGCGTGCCGGTCTGACCGCGAGCGCCTAGACCGACAGGCGAAGGAACCCCCGCGTCGGCACGGAAACGGGGGTATGGACCTTGCTCCGTCGTTCGGCGGCTGCTGTACGGTGGGCGCCAGCCCGTTGTCGCACAGACGCTCGAGCGAGAGCGGGTCTTAGCGGGCGGGGCAGGGCCCACCCCATGAGCCAGGTCCCCGCCCGCTATATCAGCCCGCGCAATGCGGTGCGCCCCGCCACGGTAGCGCGCCTCCGTACAAAGTGACGTAAGGAGGAGGGCCGCCGGGCGGGGGTAGCGGGCACCCGGCGGCCCTCCGTTCCGACCCGAAGGCCGGAAGCTGGTTCTAGCCGTTCGTCGTCGCGGCAGGGTCGACAGGCTGCGGCTGAGCCGCCGTCGTGTTGACAGGGATCGCCGCCCACTTCGCAGCGAGCGACTTGAGCGACGCCTTCCCTGCGTGGTACGCCGCGGCAAGCGCGGCCGTTGCCGCCATCAGCAGCGCCGCCTTCGCCGTCGGAAGCGACGGGTCACCGACGAGCGCCGGAAGCAACGGCTTGAACGTCGCGACGAACGCGACACCGCCCGCGACCGCCGTCGTCTCCACCGCCCCGCGCGCCGGCGCCGGAACGTGGTGCACGAGGTACTTGATCTTCGCGAGGAACGTCATCTAGATCACCCCCTCTCGCGTGCGTTGCGGAACCCGAACAGGCGTGCGAGCCGCGACAGCGGCCAGGCGCGATACCCCTCATGGATCAGGTGCTCGACCTGCGAGTAGCCGGAGATGTCGACGAGGCTGTCGTCGTGCCCTGGCGTCTCGATCAGCCGTGACTCCTTGACCAGCCGCATGCACGCCGCCGCCTCGTGCGGCTCGATGACCGCGTCGTCTTTCAGCTTGTCGGCGAGACGCACCGTCCAGAACGCCGCTATGCGTTCGTGGTTCGGGAGAGGATGGCCGTACACCTTATGCCGCTCACCGTCCACCAGCGCTTGCGCGCGCTCCGTCGCCGTCATTGCTACCCCGTCCATGTCTCTCCTCTCCACGTGAGGCGCCCGTTGCGCCACACAGCCAGGTCATACGACTTCTCGCCGTCCGCTCCGACCGCGACCGTCACGAACCCCGGCTGCCAGTCCGGGTGCTCCGTGTAGCCGAGGCCGTCGGTGCGGCACATGCAGCCCGCCTCGACGAGCGTGCGCACCACCGGCTCGTCGTGGTCGTTGAACACCGTCACGTGACGGATGATCTGCCGGTGCGTGTCGCCTGCAACGACGTCACGGTTGAGCCGCAGATGCTTCTTCAGGTTCGGCGGCTGGTGCCGCGCCCACACACCCGGCGCAAACTCGAGCTCGGCGATCTCCCACTTGTCACCCTCACGCCCGACGAGCTCGATGTGCAACGCGTCGAGGTGCAACAGACGCCGGATTGAGCTTCCGGGCACCTGCTCCTCGCCAGCGATCGGCGCCGGCGCAAGGCCGAACATGCGCTCCGCCCGTGTGAGCAACTCGGATTCGAGGCGCCAGTCGTGGTTGCCGCGCAGCTTCCGCATCCGTGCATCAGGCATCACGTCCCGGTACTCCGACAGCAGCCGGTAAGACTCGTCGATGCACCGTTGCGGCGTCGAGTTCCAGTGCGGCCGGTCCGGGTGCCGTGAGATCGTCGGGAAGTCGGAGGTGTCACCGAGCAACACCGCCTCGTCGGGTTGCACCTCGGTCGCCCACCGCAAGAACGCCTGGTGGAGCTGCTCGTCGTGATAGTCGGCCTGTTGGTCGCCGAGGCACACGATCAGCCGTGCGGCCGTTGTCGGCTTTGTGGACTTCAGCGGCTTCCGTTCACGCACCTCCGCCGCCGGAAAGATCAGCTCGAGCGGCGGCTTCCGGCGCAGCGTCGCGACAAGCTGCCGCAACGTGACGACCTCCGGCACAAACCCGTCGCCCTTCGGGTTCTTGTAGAAGCCCTGCCACTCGTTGACCTTGACGCGCTCGACCAGCCACTCGGCCGGGTCAAGGCCGCGCTCACGGATCAACGTATCGGCGTCACCGAGCTCGGGGTTCTCACGCACGTCCTGCGGGTCGGTCACCAAGGTGGCACGGCCGCGGACGAAGTCGACGCGCAACCCTGGCTCCTGGCCGTGCGCCGGAGACTTCAGAGGCTCCGGCCGCGGATGCGCAGTCGCCTTCGACTTCGGGATGCCGTGACGGCCGCGCCACCGCCGATACGTCGCTTCGCCCCCTCCGTGCGCCTCCGCGATCGCCGAGTTGCCGCCGTGCACCGCGCACTCATGCTCGAGCTTCTCCTTGTCCTTCCACCACTCGTCGGTGAGCTGGTCGCCAAGACAGGTGAGTTCCGTCATCCGTGTGACCTCGATCTAGAAACCGGACGCGCGCGCGTCCCTGGTGCGGACTGTTCGGCTTACCGGGCCGCCGTCACGTGCGCGACCTCGACACGCCACCAGGCGGCCGGGATCGCATGGGGCACGTCAGGGCGCGCGGGCAGGTACCTCCGGCCGAGCGTCCGCCAGTCGCCCGCCCCGATATACCAAGCGAGCCACGACCAGTATCCGGTGCGGGTGCGCAGGCCGGCGACCAGCCGGGCGCGCACGGTCTGCTGTGTTCGGACACGGTGCGCAACGAACGCGCGCTCCCGCTGCCACCACGCCGCCGGTGTTCTGCCCGGCACATTCGGACGCACCGACCTTGCCCGCGGCCCGTACGACGACCATGCGGCCTCTCCGAGATACCAGGCGAGCCACGCGAAGTAGCCGGTGCGCGCACGAAGCTTCGCGACCTGCGGCGACACGTTGCCGCCGTCCGCGTACATCTTCACCAGCCCGATGAACTTGCCCATCGGGAACGCGGGACCCGCGTCGTGGTGGCCGCCGCCGCACACACCAAGGTCGGAGTGCTGCACGATCCCTGCGCGCAGGATGCGGCAGCCGGACACCGCCCCCGGCTGGATCGGGATGCCCCACTTCTTCGCCTCCGCCGCGAACAGCCGTGCGACCGTCTGAAGCTGCAACGTCGGCCACGTCGTCTGCGACGCATACCCGATCAGCTCGTCCGAGATCGACCACGGGTTGAAGTAAGCCTGCGTCCACGCCTTGTCGGTGTCGCGCACCAGCAGCAGCGTGTTGCCGTCAGCGTCGGTGGTGTAGTTCGACGAAGCCCGCGACGCCGGATTGTTGAACCATGCGTCGATCGCCCGTAGGTCCTGGTCACCCGGCGCGTTCGGTGATTCGGTGTCGTGCACGACGAGCAGCGCCGGATGTGTCCCGTTGCGGCTCGAGTAGTTGCGAACCAGCGACGTGACCATCGAAGGCTCGGGTGTCGCGAGCGGATGCGGATGCGTCGTCTGCTGCTTCGCCGCCTGCTCGTTCGCCGCGTTGAGCTGCGCGACCACCTGTGGTGGCAGGTTGACGTCGCTGCGCTTCTGCCCCTGCTCCACGCCGCGGTCGGCGACGTGCGTGTAGATGCTCTGCCCGGTGCCGTTGAGCTTCTGACCGAACACCGTCTTGAAGTTCGTCGAGAACGCCCCGGCGAAGAACGCGACGAGGAACCCGACCGCGACAAGCGCGACCGCGTGAACGTGTCCCCACCGTCTGAGGTGGTTCCGCATGGTGCTACCTCCCGTTTGCCTCTAGTGCGTGGTCGTGCTGGTGGTGCTTACTGCCGTGCCGTCTGGACGAGCTGCGGCGGCCGGGTCTGGTGCAGGTCGTGCGTCAGCACGTACACCGTCACCCCGGTGGTGATCGCGATTGCCGCCGCTGCGATCGCGCCGGCGACCTTCAAAGTGGTGCGCACCGTCGCGGTCAGGTCAACGACGCGCGGCACAAGCCCGTGGTCCGGGTCGTTCAACGCCTCGTTGAAGTCGTGGCGCATAGCCTCATGGCTGTCACCGAGCTTCTTGATCTGCCCGTTGATCTTGTCGAGCCGGTGGTGCGCGGCGTCCGCGGACGACTTCCCTCTGATCGCGATGTCGCGGGTGTCGTCGCTCATCACGTCTCCAACCCCTGAGCGACGAGGTAGTCGTGCACACAACCTGACGAGCAGAAGCACAGCGGGTCCGGGAGCTGAGCCATCGCCACCGCACCAAGCGTTTCGTTCCAGTGCCACAGCGTCCCGCCGACGATGCGGAACAGCGTCGGCGTCGCCTCGATCTTCGCGTCGGACACGTCATGGCCGTTCGGACAGTTCGGCCCGTCGCAGTTGTACGTCGTCGTTACAGGCATGTGTGACCCCTCCGCGCCTAGAACTTGATGCAGATGATTCCGCCGACTTCGAAGCCGACCCGGTCGCGCAACCGCCCCGACGCACCGACCGTGATGCCGGTTGTGGCGGTGCGTGTGCCTGTCGCGTCGGGTACGCCGTCGCCGCCGCCGCCGCCGTACCCCTGCGCGGTCCCGACGGTGTGAACCGTCCAGCCGTCGAAGGTGTGGGAGTGGCCGGGGTCGATGACGGTGTGATCGTGGATCGCCGACCGTGACGCGTCGGCACCGCCGTCGTTGAGGCCAAGCGCGTTCACGTCGGCGTGCGAACCGATGTGCCAGAACGCGCGACCGCGGAAGTCCGGCCCACCGAACGTCGTCGAGCCGTCACCCGCACCGAACGGCAACCCCAACCCGTTGAGGTACGCGAACAGCACCGAGTACGTCGTGCGCGACAGCAGCGGGCCGTTGCATTCCAGCCAGCCGCCGTCGATCACATTCTCGACTCCCGCGCCAGCCGACAGCGCCGCCTTGAACTTGTAGTCGCCGACGTCGGCGACCGCGTTGAAGTTGTCGCGGACGTCCGTGTTCATGATCGTCGAGGTGACAACCTCTCCGGTCACCCATGTCCTTGGAGTCGACCAAGCCATCCCGTTACCTCGCCGCGAGCGGCAACGCCCGCGTGATGTTCTCGACCTTCAAGTCCGTGACCGTCTCGCCGCGTTGCGGATGCCAGTTGCGGGTGGAAGGCTCAGGTCGTGCGGTCAACACCGCGACCGCTTCGGCGGCGTCCTCCGGCGTCTCCACGGTGAACACATGACCGCAGTCGAGACAGCACGCGTGCTCGTGCGCTCCCGGCCACGCAGCCATGCCGGCGTTGCAGTTCGGGCAGTCAGCGACCCACCGTGAGCTCGAGATGTACGCGAGGACTGTGCGCTCGTCCACCACCACGTTCCCCGGCTTCCGCAGCCCGGTATTGGCGTCGACGAAGCCCTCCTCGAGCGCGAACCGGTACCAGTAAGCGCGCACGTCGTCGACGGACGCGTGCTGCCTTGCACCTTGCATGTGCCGCTGATCGCGGATCACTTCTCCACTGCCTCCGCGCCCTCCCGCCGTAACGGGTTGCCTCGGGCGCCTCGCTTCTTCACGTACCGTAGCTGCCTAGACGGACAGCCTCGTGTCTGTTCCGAGCACCGACGTCCCCAAAACCCAATACACCGACGTGTCCGCCGGGGAAAGCTGCACCGTCGTCTGCCACCTGCCCGGCTGGATCGAGTGGCTGATGTTCTCCACGTTGCATTCGTACGCCTGCGCGTCACCGCCACCGGGCGGACGGCGCACCACAAGGATGTGGTCGCTGATCTCCAGCGACAGGATCACCGGCCACAGGTCCGCCGGCGCCGACGACCCGTCCAGCACCATCGAGTCGATACGCGTCCTGGCGTCCTTCCGCTGCCCGAGCTCGTAGTCGGCGATCGACTGCGCCTCGTTCCGATCCGACAGCAGCGTGTTGATGGTCAACGAGATGATGCCGTTGTCGTCCTGGCTGGTGCTGTCAACCGACACGGTTTCGGCCTGGTTCGGGAGCTGCACATGGACGTCGTTCGCGATGTCCTGCTCCGTGTACGACGGGGTGACGTCGATGTACGGCAGCTCACCGTTGGTAGCGCTGTCCCCGAACGCCCACTTCGCGTTGGTGTTCAGCCGGTAGTGACGGTTCTGAAAAACCCAATAGCCGTCGGCGCCGACGAACAACAGCCCGCGCTCCGAGTCGGACGCCTTCTGCGCGTAGTCGAGCCCCGCACCGACCGAGTCGACGTTGTACACCGACAACGTCTCCGCCCCCGAAACGGTTGCGTTCTCCGACAACGTGAACGTGGTGTCGCTGTCGACGGTCAGGATCACCGCGCCGTCGGGAACCCCGGTGCCTGTGACCGCCTGCCCTGCTTGCAGCTTCGACGTATCCGCGGTCGTCACCGACGGCGACCCGGACGTCAACGTGCATGCGACCTCCGACGGCGGGTTCTCCGCGGCAAGCTCGGAGTTGCCGACGTCGAGGCGGCGCTCCTGTGACGGCTGCCCGGCCTCGTCCAACACCGCCCCGATGCGCGCGCCGGGCAATTCAACCGACCTTGAGAACAACGCGGGCAGGTTGAACCGACCCAACGTCTTGAACTTGTCGGTGCCGTTGAGGGTCACGATCGCGTCTCGGCCGTTCGACGGCCACCCCTGCGGCCACTCGTCCGCGAGCACCTCGAGCACCGGGTAGATGACGCCGTTCCATCGCGCGTCGACGTAGATGCGCTTGTTCGGCTTCAGGTTGCCGAAGTACGGGCCGCCGTAGTAGGTCTGTGAGAGAGAGGGCGAACCCGCCCACCGGCAGTTGTCGGAGTCGCCGTCGATGTAGGAGCCGTAGTCGACGAGTCCTTGGTAGTACCCGTCGACGCGACCGATGAACGTTGCGCCGTTCGGTATGTTGTTGAACTGGATGCGCGCTGCGAACCATGCGGCGCCGGCAGGGGCGACCGCAGACCCGGCGAGGTCGTACCACTCGTCGACGGCCGGGTTGGTGATGGTCTGCACCGTCGACGCGGCGAGCGCAGTACCGTCCGCCTTCCACCAGTACACCATGAGGATGATCTGCTGGCAGTTCTGAACCACCTTGCCGGACGCGCGCACGTACGCTGTCTCTCCCGCAACGACCGGCGCCATCTGCGCGGCTCCGCCTGAGAAGTTCGCGCCGATCGCCGCCGTATAGCTGTTCGTCGCCCCACCGACCGCGGTCTGCTGAACGCACGCGTGTCCGTCCCGACTGTCGGTTGTCACCCACGAATGCGAGTAGCCGGTGACTCCAGCCCCACCGAACCCGTTGAACGCGAACAACGGCGACGCGCTCATGTTGTAGTGCCGCAGCACCTCGTAGCCTGTGAGCGCGCGGTCGTACAACGCCACCTCGTCGAGACGACCGGGGAAGTACGGGGTGGTGCCCGCCAGGTCCCAACGACGACCGAGGTACGTGTGCATGCCCACCGGAACCGACACGGGCTTTGCAGAGCGTTCGGCGACCTTCACGCCGTTCCGATACAGCCGTAGCTTCACCCCGTCGAAAGTCGCGGCGATGTGCGTCCACGTGTTGAGCGGCAACGCCACCCCGTCGGTGACTGCCTGCCAGCCGACCCCGGCGTACTCGTAGATTCCGGCGAATACGCACGAGTCAACGTTGGGGAGCGTGCTGTCGATGCTGCTCGGGTTGCCGTAGCAGAGAATGAACGGCAGGTTGCTGCCCGCAGCTCCGTACTCTTTCGTGGCGATCGCGCACGCGTTCGTGTCGCGGGCGGCGTTCGGGTAGACCCATGCCTCCACCGTCCACGCGTCGGCCATCACGTCAAACGCTGCGTCGGCGGAACTGAGGTAGCCGGTCGCACCGTCGAACAACGCGGACAGGTCGTCTTGTCCGGCTCCGAGCGCGCCGGCGCCTCCGTACGTCACGGTGCCGGTCTTTGCCATCGTCAGGCCGTTCCCGGAGGAGTCTGTGCCGTCGGCGTGCAGCCGGTAGTAACCGAGCGGCACGCTGTTGCGCACCTCGAGCTCGTAGTCGGCCTCAAACGACGGGTTCGTCGAGTAGTTGGCGAGGACACCTTCGAACGTCTGATCGAACCGGCGCTCGAGGTTGTCGAGGACCACCGCGAGCCGCGCGGCCTCCGTACGGTCGACCAGCGGCCGCCGTCCACGCGGTCCAGTCGTGACGCTTCGAACGTAGTCGCTGATCGTCGTCAACACCTGCGGGTAGTCGCGAGGCTTCGAGTCGAACCCGACGCGCACACGAATGTCCGGGAAGTACCCGTCCGGGCCAACCGTCACGAACCCGTCGGCGTCCATCGGGCTACGCCTGGCCGCCGAACATGCCGCCGCCGTTGTACTTGCCCTCACGCACGATCACGTCACGCACCCCGTGCGCGATCTCGCGGCCGTCAAGGTACGTGTGCGAATGCAGCTCCGCACGGAACACCGGCGTGCCCGACCGTCCGCCACCGCGCGCGATCACACCGCCCGCACCAGCGATCGCAGGCATCGGCAACGCCGCCGCCGTCACCGCGCCGCGCAGCATGTCGCCGTTCAACCCCTTCAACAAGGTCGGTGTGAACGCATCCCACCAGTGGTCGAGCGTCGACAGCGGCCCCGCCTTCGCCGGGGAGTGCAACCGCAGGTACTTCGCGACGACCGCCGCCATCTGCGCCGACGCCCTCTCCACCTCGCCCATCGCCGACCTGATCCCCGCCGCGAACTCGTTGCCGAGCTTCGTCCCCGACTTGAACAGGTCCGGGCCGATGGTCTTGTTCAGCAGCTTCATGACGGCCTTGTGCGCCTTCGCGAACACCAACGGGTCCTTCGCGAGCGCCTTCTCCAAGTTCGCGAGCCGCTCGTCCAGCGACTTCTTCTCGAGCTTCCGCAGCGCCTCAAGGTTCGCGCGATGGTGCTCGTACTTCTCACGGGCACGCTGCTTGGCCTTCGCCGCCTCCGCTTTCGCAGCGGCCTCCCGCTCCTTCGTCTGCGCGTTACGCCCCTTGCGCTCAAGCTGAGCCGCCGCCTGCAACGACTCAAGCTGCTGCTGCTCCTGGACTTGCTGAAGGTTGTACTGCGCGTCGGCGATCTGGCCGGCGTCACCGGACTTCTGAGCGTCCGCAAGCTGGCTCTGTGCGTCCGCGAGCGCCTTCGCGTCCTGCTGCTGCTTGATCGTCGCCTGCAACCCGTTCGCGGCCTGCTCCTCCGGTGTCAGCGCGGCACCGGCCGCCTGAATCGACGCCAGCTTCGACCGGAGCTGCGAGTCGATCTGACCGAGCTGCGAGTTGAGCTGGTCGCGCAGGTTGTTCATCATCGTCTGTGTCTGCGCGTTGAACGCCTGGTCGGCGTCCGAGACGAGCTTCCGGAACGCCGTCGATAGCTCGCCACGGTACGACGTCACCGTGTTTTTGGCCGCGTCGAGCGCCGCACGCAGCCGCCGTGTGATCGCGACCGGCAGCTCGTCGAGCTTCGTGGCGCCAATGATGATCCCCTGAGCGATCGGCTTCCCGATCTCGTCGCGCGCCTTGCTCGACGGCGAGTGGATGCCCAGGTGCCCCTTGATCGCCCCCCACGCACCACCGATCTCCGACTTGACCTTCCGTGCGAGCGCGCCGGCGAGCCCGCCGACACCGGTCACGATGCCGTCGAGGATCGCCCGTCCGATCCCGATCGCCGCCGCCTTCGCGACCGCGATCGCGCCGAACAGCACCGCCTTGACGACGCTGGCGATGCCGTGCAGGTAGTCGGACACCAGCTTCTTCAGCGACGCCCACGCCTTGCCCCAATCGCCTCGGAGCAGCGCCATCACCGTGTTCACGATGTCGAGCACGACCTTGATGTCGGTGGACACCACAGCCTTAATGACGTTCCAGGCGGCACGCACGACCGTCGTGATGACCGGCCACACGTCCTTGGCGATCTTCTCGACCGTCTTGAACCCGACGCTGATGTACACCCGCACCGCGTCGACTGCGGTTCTGATGAGCGCCTCGATCACCGGCCACACCGCGCGGGTCACCGCCTCGATCGCGTGCCACGCCACCGTCGCCGTCTCCTGGATCGAATGCGCGGTCGCCATGAACTGTCCGCCCCACCGCTGCCACAGCCCCTCCACGTACGTCACGGCCGCCGACACGACCTCGCGGAGAACACGCATCGCCGCCGACGTCGCGGACGCGACCGCCGAGAACACCTCGTTGACGAGGTTGCGGAAGGTCGCGCAGTGCTCGTACAGCTCGTACAGCCCGACGCCGACCGCGACGAGCGCCGCGATGATGAGGATGATCGGGTTCGCCGCAGCGAACTCGAGCGCGACCCCGATCCCCTTGATCGCCTTCGTGAGATACCCGGCCATCTTGATGACGTTGCCGACCACGGTCAGCAACGGGCCGATCCCCGCCACCAGCAGCGCGGCCACGACGACGAGGTGCTGCATGGGCGACGAGAGCTTCGTGAACAGACCGGTGAGCTTCGCAACGTCGTCGAGCAGCGGGATGAGCAGGGGCACGACGTTGTCCCCGAACGCGATCATCGCGACCTGGATGTTCGACATCGCAACCTTCGCCTGGTTGGCGGGGTTCTCCATCGCCGCCTTGACGTTCGCGCCGAAGTTGCCGGTCGTCCGGTTGATCTGGTTCATCTTGTTCTTGAGCAGGTCGAAGTTGTTGAGGAGCAACTCGAACGTCGTCGCGGTGCGACCACCACCGAGGATCTTCGACAACACCTGAAACTGCTCGGTCTGCTTCGCCTGGCTCTGGAACTGCGCAAGCGTCAGCTTCCCGCGGTGGAACGAGTCGCTGAGCTTCGCGATGACCCCTGACCCGTTGAGCGTGGAGAGATGGGCCTTCAGGTCGGCGACCGTCGGCACGATCCCCTGCCGCATGTCCATGCCGAGCTGCGCGCCCGACAGATGGATCTTGTCGAGCCACTTCGACGCCTGCGACGACGGCGCCGCCAGCATCGACAGCGACGTCTTGAACCGGGTCATCGCCTGGTTCGAATGCAGACCCTCGTCGGTCATCACCGCCATCGCAGCGCCGACGTCCTTCAACGACAGACCGGCGATCTTCGCGGACGGCATCACGCCCGTGCCGAGCGCCGACACCAGGTCCTCGAAGCGCATGTTGCCGGCGCCGACGATCGCGTTGAGAGCGCCCATCGTCGACGCGCCCTGCTTCGCGTTCAGATGGAACGTGCGCAGCACAGCACCGAGGCCGGTGGTCGTCTCTTCCAGCGGCGCGAGGCCCATCGTCGCCGCGTGCGACGACACCTTCAGCAGCTTCATCGCGTCCGCGTTGTCGTAGAGCAGCGACTTGAAGTGGTACAAGCCCTTCGCGAGCTCGACCGGCCCCTGCGTCGTCGACTTCGCGAGGCCAAGCACCTGCTTCGACAGCTCCTTGACGTCCCGCGCAGACCCGCCCGCCTGGGTCTGAATGAGCTGCATCTGCTGGTGAAAGTCGAGCGACATCTTCGCGCTCGCAGCCGCCACCCCCAAGATCGGGAGCGTGAGGTGACGGGTCATCTTGGCGCCGGCGTCCGTGAACGCCTTGCCCGTCCTGCTCATCGTTGCGGCCGCACCAGCGAGCCGCCCGTTCACCCTCGTCATCGCCTCTTCGAACTGCGCGGTGATCGCCCGCACAGTCACGAACAGCGATGCGGCCTCCATCCCTTCGGCCACGACGTGTCCCTCGCGCTACTAGTCGCGCTCGGCGCGCTTACGTTCTTCGCCCTCGACGCGATACAGGGCCGACCACCTGACGAACTCGGCGGCGTCCATCTCCCGTCGCATGGCTTTCAACCCTCCGGGCCACTTCAAGTCCCGGCACAACTCGAACTCGAACCGGCTACCCGGTCGCAGCAAGAAACTGGCGCTCCGCCTGCTTGAGCGCCTCCTCCGTCACTCCGGACAGATTTGCGATCTCGTTCATGAGACGCATGACGGCGGCGATGCTCTTGTCCCTCAGTTCGGCGGCGTGCTCCGAGCTGAGCTGCGGGTCGACGACGCCGCGGACGATCAGCTCGACCGCCAGCTTCATTTCGTCGACGTCACCGGCGACGGTCGCGGCCTCCTGCGCGTCCTGGAACGCGCCGAGCGACAACGCCTGCACCTTCACGGCACCGCCCCACTCGGGCATCTCCACGACCTTCGAAGGACGGTCATGGACGCCGAGAAGCTCGTCGACGGACAGGATGCGCGGCGCCTCCACCGCGTCGCTCTGCTGCTCGTTCGGTTCGATCATCGGGGTGCTACCTCCCTTGCCCTTGCGGGCATTGCCTCGTGTGTGTCTCTAGCCGTGACGGGACGTCAACCCCGTTACGGGTTGACGTCCCACACCAGGTCGCCGGTGTACTGCAACGTGCCCTTGATCGTCGCGTTGCCGGACACGTCGCTCTCGACGTCGTAGCCGGTGACGATCACCTGCACGGTCGCGCGGGGAAGCCCCGACGCGGCACCGGCGGGCTGGTACACGTACGCGACCTGCGTGCCGAGCATCGGCGCGATGGACGCATGCACCGTCGCGTCGAACGGCCCCTCGAGCGACCCGGTGCCGTCCTTCAGCCCCGGCGCGTACTTCTTCGACCCGACGCCGAAGGTCGAGACGTCGTTCTTGTCGGCCGTCTGGTTCGACCCGGCCTTGTCGACGTACACGGTGATGTCCGTGCCGCCAAGCGACACCTTCGCGTCCTTGCCTGCGACTGCGCTCATCGTTTGTGCCTCTGGCTGTGTGCCTCTAGTGCTCGCCTGCTACGCCGCGAACCGTGCGAAGGCGAGGTGATACGTGAACGTGGTGGCGCCGTTGGCGAGCGTGTGCTGCGCGCGAACGTGCCGGTACACCGTCCCGGAGACGGTCTTGCGCTGCGAACCCTTCGCGTTGAACGCTGCGAAGGTGATCAGGTCGACCCATGTGACTCCGTCGGTCGAGTGCTGCACCTTCACCGTGCCGGTCCCGGCGTTGATGTCGGAGCAGTGCACCGTTGCGGCGCCACCGAACGCTGTCGCGCCCGCCACCGCCCCGTTGTCGAGGTCGGTGCCGTTGCCGGTTGCAACGACCGCGGATAGCGTGTGCAGCACACGCGAGTGCTCCTGCCCGCTCGAGCTCTGCGCGTCGAACTTCACGGTGGCAAGGCCGCCGAGCGCCGACTCGACGTCGTAGCTGGTGCCGACACCACCGAGGCAGATGCACCAGTTCCCGAACGCGTCCCCGTACGGCATGTAGGTGACGTCGGTGGTGCTACCAAGAAGCGCCTTCAGCTCCTCGTGCGACGCCGGCGCGGTCCCGTCACCGGACTCGTCGTACTCGAAGAACCCTTCACCGGAGAACGTGCCGTCGGACAGGTCGGCGTGGTAGTGCTTCGAGTTCATGCCGAACCGGGTGTCGTCGCTCTTGTCGACCGACCCCTGCGACGTCGCCTTGTTCAAGTAGCCGGTGAGGTCGAACCCGCTTGCGAGGACACGGGCGAGCTTGCCTGCGGTCGCGGCCATGGTCTACCCCTTCGCCTTGACAGGCCGAATGTGGCCGTCCTTGACAAGCCACGGAATCGACTTCTCGGGCAGGTCGTCGCGCACGTCGCCCTTCTCGGCACGTGTCGGCTTACCGCCCTTCGCGGAGCGATAGTCGATACCCACGAGCACCTCGTAGGCCGCGCTCTCGGCGCTTGTCGTTGCCATGCCTCGTACCTCGCCTCTAGTGCTGCAAGATCAGTGTACTTTGCAACGCGGACGTCTTAGAACGCGACCCGCACCCGGTACGAGCCGCCCTTGTGCGTCAGGTACACGCCCGGCTGCGCCGTCTCCGGGTACTCGACGTCGGCTTCGCGGCGGCACTCGATGATCGTGCCTTTGCCGTTCGCGAGCTCGACCCCGTCCAGCCGGTCGGTCAGGCACTCGTCGATCGCTGCGTCCAGGTCGCACGCCGGGCCGTCGTCGGTGCCGTCCGTCACACCCTTCACCACGAACGTGAACGTCTGCGTCGACCGTTGAGCGAACGTGTACATCAGCGTCCCGGACGTCTGGAAGAACACGACGTACGGGAACACGCTGTCCTCCGGCGCCCGGCGCGCCCACACACCGCCGGTCGCCTGCCCGGTCACGTTCGCGTCGGCCTTCAACGCCGCAAGGATCTGTGCGCGCAGCTCGCGCATCACCGGCCCCGCAGCGCCGCACGGACGCGCGCTAGGAACGGCAGCCGTTGCGCTTCCGCCGACGGCTTCAGATGCGGCTTCGCGTCCATCTTCGACGTGCCGTACTCCACGTACACCGCGTACGGCGCCAACCCAGGATCGCTGCCGACCGTCCCGGAGAACCCGCCGTGGTACTCGACGTGGTAGGAGCGGCCGAGCGTGCCGGTGCGGTCATACGACGGCACCGGAGGGTACGCCTGGTACAGCGAGTGCGGGCCGCCCTTCACGTCCTGCTCGATCGCATGCAACGTCAACTCGACCGCCTCGGCCAACCTCACCGCCGTGCGACGCCGGTAGCCGGGAATCAGGTTCTTCTTCAGCTCGACACGGACAGCCATCGACACGGCTACACCCTCCGTCCCGCCAACACCACAACGTCCATCTGCCGCTGCACCCCGACCACCTCGTAGGTGACGCCGGCGGCGTCACGGACACGGTTGCTGCCGACGATCCCGACGGTGTCGTTCGCGGTGATCTCGACGATCTCAGCGTCGAGGGGCTGCTCGCCCATCACCCGCTCCATCATCGAAGTCCTCGCGGGCTGTGTCACCCACCCGTAGACGGTGCCGACCTCATCCCACACTTCGGTCCAGCCGCCCGTCTCCGTCTGCGTGCGCGTAACCGCCAACACCGTGAGCTGCTGGCTGCCCGGGAACCCGAGCGGCGACGTAGAGATGTTCAGACCCATTCGGCGCGCTCGCCGTCACGGAAGTGCCTTGCGAGCGGCGTCCACAGCCACGACGGCTCCGACTTCTGCGACAACACCTGGCGAATCCGGTTGATCTGCTGCTCGGTTGTGCCGCGCGCGAGCTGCTGCGTCAACAGCCACGCCGTCAAGCTCGACACGGCGTCCTGCAACGCCTTGTACTCGTCGGCGGTCACCGCGTCCGCTACCGCCGCGACGTCGTACGTGTACCGGACGACCGGCCACGTGTACAGCCGCTCCCCGTACCCGTGCGCCTCCCGCAACGCAAGCCACGCGAAATCGGTCGCTCCGATCAACGTCACGACACCGTTCGCCGGGTCGTCAAGGCTGACCCACAGCTCGTAGAAGTCGGTGACGTACTCCGGGCGGCCTTCCACCACCAGGTTCGCCACCGGCCGCAAGTCGGTGAGGTAGGTGCGGTCGTTCCGCTGGTTCGACTTCACCTCGACGTGGGCTGTCAGCGCCGCCTCCGAGTAGCCGCAACGGTCAAGCACCCGCTGGTTCGCGCTCGCCAACGCCGAACCGATCAGCAGGTCGTTCGACTCGTCACCGACCGGCACCCCGATCTTGCGCTTCACGTCCTCAAGTTCAACGAGCACGGCACCCCTCTCTAAGACGACGAAGGGGCGGCGCGGCCCTCAACGAGCCGGGCCGCCCCTTCGTTTGATCAGGTGTTCCTACGCGCCGAACGGCTGCGCGTAGAGAACCTCGACCGTGTTGCCGGTCGTGTCGTCGTTGACCTTCACGTGCCCGGCCGACGACACGGACGCGACGCCCGTGCGGTCGGTGGGGGCACCCGCAGCCCACTCGACGACCGACAGCAGCTCCGCGCGCAGCGACAGCCCGGCGACGGCGAGCTCGGTGTTCGCGGCGGCACCCGCCACGAACGCCCGCTTGATCTCGACGCCCGTACCGACGAACGCGCTCAGCTTCTCGAAGCCCATTGCTCTACCTCCGGTCTAAGGGTCCGACCCAGGGCTAGAGCGCCGGGACGTTCTCGCCGAGGACGACCGACGAGACCTGAGCCCACCGGGCGTCGTACCGCACGCGCGGCAGGAACGACGTCGCGTTGGACAGCGGCTCGCGGTACCTCTCGACCTCGACCCGGCGGTGGAACCCGATCTTCAGGTTCTTCGGGTTGCACAGCACCGCGTACGTCGAGAAGTCGTGCGACGTGGCGCCCCAGGTGTCGGTGCCGCTCAGAAGCGGAACCTCGATCACCGGGATGCCGCGGTACCGCTGCACCGGCTTGCCGTCCGTGTTCGCGTCGCCGAGCTGCGTCGCGCGGTCGCCGAGCTCGTCGGCATACCCGTCCGCGACGTGCGGGGTGACGTACAGCACGAACGAGGACCAGTCGCGGCGGTAGCGCGTCGGCAGCGCCCCGACCATGCCCTTGAACATCGCCTTGTACGACGTCTTGCCCGTCGCGTCGTACAGGTTCTCGTTCGCCGTGATGAGCTGCGAGATGATCCCGCCGCCCGCGAGCTTCGCGAAGTCCGGATCGGTCGACGTCGTGTCCGACTTGATCGCGATCTCCTCGAGGTCGCGCCCGACCGCCTCCGCGATCATCTGCATGATCGTGTTGGCGAGCTCTGCGCCCTCGATGTTGTCCTCGAACACGTCCTGCGCGATCGGGACCTCGCCCTTGAACAGCTCGGTCGACAGCGTGACCTCGCCGGTCGTCGGGGCGACGCGGTTCGCCGCGTCGACGCGCATGCCCGCGGCGGTCGCCCGCATGATGCGGTTGCCGAACGCCAGGGCCGGAACGTCGAACTTCGGCGACTTCGAGTCGAAGCTGTCGGCCGCCTTCAGGATGACCGACGCCTCGATCGCGTCGCGGAGGAACTGCCGGGCCTGCTCGTTCGAGAGCAGACCACCGTTCGTCGCGAGGGCGTCGGCGGTCATCGGATCGCCGGCGGCCTTCGCGATGAAGTCCGTGAGCCTCGTTGCCATTGTGAGTACCTCGTGCCTCTAGTGCTTGCGGTGGTGTGTGCGGCCTACTGGCCGAACACGACGTTCTCGTAGGAGACGCGGCCGTCTGACTTCGCGAGCGGCTCGCCGCCGTCGAGGTTGTCCTGGCCGGTCACCTGCTTGGAGGTGCGCCGGCGGCGCGCCTTCAGCGTCGGCTCGACCTTCGGCCGGTCGCCCGGCTTGTCGTCGAACCTCTCGATGAGCAGCTCGACGGCCTTCTCGAGAGTGCCGATGCGCTTCGCGAGGTCGTTGTCCTCGTCGTCGCTGTCGCCCTCGTCGGCGTCGTTCTGCTCGTCGTCGCCTTCGCCGTCCTGCTCGTCGGCGTCGGCGTCGTCCGCGTCGCTCTCGTCGGACTCGTCGGACTCGTCGCCGTCGCCGTTGTCGGCTTCCGGCTCGTCCTCGTCGTCCTTCGCGAGCGTGAACGTCAGACCGTGCGCGTCGGCGAGCGCGGACAGCGCAGCAGCCGCGTCCTCGCTGACGTCGAGGTCCGTGTCCTTGAGCAGCTCCTCGATGGCCGCCTTCGCAAGCGCGTCCTTGTCGGCCGCCTCGCTCTGCGCCTTCGTGGTCTGCTTCGACCGCTTGGCGATGACCCAACGGTGACCCGTGGCCGGTTCGTCCACGGCGTCGACCCGCTCGATGCTCATCTGCCTCATGCGTCCCATCTGTCACACCTCTGCTCGGTTGCATCCGGTACTCGGACGCTCCGGCGTTCAAGGACGCTCCGGCGTTCAGGCACTCACTACAACGTGCTACTTGCCTATTACACCACGACTGTCGGAAGTGTTACAACGCCGCCCACGTCAGATGCGCGAGCAGCGCGATCCCGACGCCGCCAAGCTCCGCCTTCCCGAGCGGCGTCGCGAACCTGATGTGCACGATCAGCCCCAACAGGAACCCGGCGATCAGCGTGCGCAGCCACGAGTACGTGACCTCGTCGTTCCAGCTTGTGCGCGACAGCGTGTACATCGGGACCGTGTGGGTTGCCGCAAGCAGCTCCGGCACCAGGAACATCACGCCGACCCACAGCCCCCAATACAGGTTCGACAACGCCTGCTTCGCGTCGCCGTTACCGAACGTGTCGACGAACCAGCGGCTCACGACGGCACCCCGGTGTCGATGATGATCGCGTACTCGACGGCGGCTGCTTCGACGGCGCCGTCACCGACGAACTCGGCGTACACACGCCCCGGCTTCGTCGGCATCGTGCGCAGCCGGTACACCCCGGTCGCTTCCCGCACAACCTGGCCGAGTCCGCCGTCGTAGGTGGACGTCTGCACGTCGGCGGCGGCGTCACCGTCCTGCCATACCCGCACCGTCACCTCCGACGGGTCGGCGACCGCACCGGTGTCCTTCGACTTGAACGTGGCCTCGAACCACACCGCGGTGCCGAGGGTGTATTGCTCAGCCATCTCCACTACCTCGTCTTGTGGCGCGTGCCTCGCGCGCCTGCTTCCAGCCTAGACCACGACGTCGTCGGCGTAGCTGACGATCGCCGTGGCATCCGCGACCGTCCGCACGGTCGCCGTGTCCGCGAGCGTGTCCGCCGTCACCGTCGCGGCGAACACCCGCACGGCGGCGGTGTCTGCCTCTGTGACGACGGACGCTTCCCCGACCGGGACCAGCTCGAGCACCATGCCGCCGCCCGCGACGACCGGCGCTGTCACGGACCCGGCGGGGAGCGGCACCTGGCCTGCACCGTCGAGCGTGCCGCCGTGCCCGACGACCGCGGCGTCCGTCAGTCCGCCGTCGACGTGTGCCGTGCCTGTCGCGGTGAGCCCGCCGCCGCGCGCGACCGTCGGCGCGTCGACCGTCCCGCCCGTAACCGCCGTCGAACCTGCCGGGGCCAGCACGCCGCCATGCGCCGAGACGGGCGCATCCGTCCCGCCGCCGGCGACGTCGACAGCCCCCACACCGGCCATGCCGCCGCCGTACGCTGCGACCGACACGACGACAACGCTCCCGTCGAGGTGCGCGATCCCGGCGCCGGTGAGCGTGCCGCCGTGCGCGACGGCCGGCGCGAGTGTTTCGCCGCCGTGGACGGGTGCTGCACCCGCGACAGCGACGGTGCCGCCGTGCGCGACCGGCTGCGGGCCGTGTGCCGCTCCGCCGGTGACGGTGACGGGGCCGGGGACGAGCTGGCCGCCGTTGACGGTGACCGGCGCGGCGACGCTGCCGCCCGCGACCGTCGCTGCGCCCGCCGCGGTCAGCTTCCCGCCGTGCGCCGCTGCCGGCGCGCCGACGACCCCTCCGACGATGTCGCTGCCGCCCGCGCTCGAGATGTCGCCGCCGTGCGCGACCGTCGGCGCCGCGGCGGCGCCACCCGTCACTGTCGCGTGGCCTGCCGCGGCGAGCTGCCCACCCCGGCCTGTGACCGCTGCTGCGGCAACACCACCGGCGACCGTCGCCGCACCGGCGGAACTGACGGTGCCGCCGTGCGCAACGACCGGCACGGACGTTTCGCCGCCTGCGAGCTCCGCGCCCCCTGACGCTGTGAGCGTGCCGCCGTGGGTCGTCGCGGGGGCGTTCGCGACACCTCCTGCGATCTGCTCGGCGCCGGTCGCAGCGACGGTTCCGCCGTGCGCTGCGGCCGGTGCGGAAGCGACGCCTCCGGTGACCGTGGCGGCTCCGGCCGCGGCCATCGTGCCGCCGTGCGCTGCGGCGGGCGCGGAAGCTTGCCCGCCGAGGATCTCGTTGGCGCCGGTGGCGCCGAGCTGTCCACCGTTCGCGCGCACCGCTGCGAGCGCCACACCGCCCTGGAAAGACGCGACCCCGGCCGCGGTGAGGGAGCCGCCGTATACGGCGGCGACAGCACCGCACATGCCGCCCTGCACGGCTGTGTGCCCGGCCGGTGCCAGCGTGCCCCCGTCCGCGTTGGCGGGGGCGGACGCGACCCCGCCCGTCAACACGGCGGAACCGGCGGGCGTGAGCGTCCCGCCGTGCCCTGCCGTCGGCGCGGACGCGACCCCGCCAGCAACCGGTGCCGTCCCTGAAGGCGCGACCGTCGCGCCGTGCGCCACAGCCGGGGCGTCCGTCACCCCACCGTCGACCGGCACCACCCCGAACGCCGCGACAGTCCCGCCGTGCGCGGCCGCCGGTGCGATCGCCGCCCCCCCGACGATGGTCGCGACCCCCGGCCGCACGGTGCCGCCGAACGCGGACACGGCTACGCCCGCGACGCCGCCGACCAACACGACAGCACCCGCGGGCGCAAGCGAACCGCCGCGCGGCGCAACCGACGCGAACGCGCAGCCACCGAAAACGTCGGTCGGGCCGCCCGCAAGCTGCCCGCCGAACGCAACCGGAGGCGCGTGCGCCGCACCACCGGAGATGATCGCCGCACCCGTCGGCAACACCGACCCGCCGTCAGCGACCACCGGGGTCGACGACACACCGCCGGTCACATACACCACACCCGATCCGTCGACGGCGCCGCCGTGCGCGACCACCGCCGCCGCGCACATGCCGCCTTGGATCGTGATGGTCTGCGGCCCGGTCGAGAACTCCAGGTAGTAGGGCGCGCCGGTGTCCTCGAACACAACACCGATGGTTGACGCGTCGAATGTGGTCGCGTCAACACCGCCGAGCGGATATCCGTTGAAGAGGACGTCCGGCGCATACGTCGTCCAGTCGTTCGGGCTCGGGCTGTTAGTCGACTCGACGTCGCCTGTTGTGCTGTAGAAGGCGTACAGCAGACCGGACATGTACGCCAACCCGAACCGTGCGCCGACGTTGTTACCGGCGGAGTAGGTGTTTCCGTCCGCGACGAACGTAGGGCTCGCTTGTGACGGCGCGCGCGAGAGGTGACCTCCGACGGGTCCCACGACGACCACGCCGAGGGTGGCGTCGTAGAACGAGGTGTACTTGCTTGAGGCGATGCCGTAAATGTCCGCCGTCACCTCGGTGTCGAGCGTCGTGCCGCTCATCGACCGGCTGTTTGCACCGGAGAAGGCTTGGTAGAAGAAATGCACGCGGTCGGCGGCACCGAGGACCATCGTCCTCACGTCGTAGTTGGTCTGGTTGCCGGGGCCGGGGTCGACCTCGGCCGGTGTTCCCCACGCCGCCCCCGAGAAGATGACGTAGTAGGCGCGCCGGTACGCCTTTCCCATCACGTTCGCCGTCGTCTGGTAGAACACAACAAGGTCGCCGTTCGGCCGTCGCACCATCATCGCCGGGTAGTCGTTGTTCCCGTCCGGGGACACGGTCGGGCCGCCCGTATACGTCGTCCACGCCCCGCCAGCGAAATGCGCGACGCTCAGAGCGAAGCTGGCGTCCGCGGTGAGAACCCACAGCCCGGCGCCGTCGAACACGACGTCAAGGACAGCGGACGAGGCCGCAGGGGTGCCGACACCGTCACCTGTCCATGTCGCCCCGTTGTCGGTGCTCTTGAACGCCTGCACGGTGGCGCCGACGAACATCGCCGTCCACAGGGTGCCGCTCGAGTCCTTCCACGGGCCGCGACGCCCGAACGCGCCGTCACCGCCCCACGACGTACCCGTGCCGATCGCCGTCGCCGCCGTCGCCGTCGCCATCGCTCTACACCTGCCCTGTGGCGTTCCACCACAGTCCCGTTTCGGAGTCCGCGACCACGTCCGGCGGGCACAGCACCGTCCGCCACCCGTCTACCGACTTCCAGTTGATGCGCGGGTCGACCTTGTCCACGGCCGGGTCACCGCACGTCACCACATGCGCAAGGTTCGTTGTGCAGCGGGCACGCAGGTTCGTGAGCGCGGTCTGCACCTCCGTGTCCGTCATGCACGGCAAACAGTCCTCGGTGATGAGCAGCGTCCATTTCGGGGTGCCGCCCTTCAACCCCCACCCCTTCGCTGCCTGGTCCAACGCTGCCGCGTCCAACGCGTCCGCGACCGTCAGCCGTGACGCGATACCGGGAAGCAACGTCTGTCCCTTCCCGATCGCGTACGCCGACGCGTCGATGCCGTACGCGTCATATCCGGCCGCCACGCAGTCGTCGACGAGGTACCCGTACCCGCAGCCGACCACGAGCAGCCGTTGCCCGGCCGGGGCATACCGCTGCTTCAGCTCGTCAACGCGGGTCTGGAAGAACGGGAAACGAGAGTAGGGCGGCCAATAGAGGCCGCCCTCCTGCTCGAAGTCCGCTGCGGTCGCCAGCAGGCTCACGCCTGCACCCTCGGCTAGATGTCGAGGATGCCGGAGGCCGAGAACGTCACGACGACGTCCGAGCCGTTCGGCGTGAACGAGATCGGCACCGCCCCGTCGCTCTCGTCGACGTAGCACAGCAGCTTGCTGGTGCCGTCGACGCCGGTGTCCTCGTACACCACATACGCCTCGACCGTGTTGCCGGTCACGGCGGCGATGGTCGGGTCGTCCGCGTCGAGGGTTCCCGTCGCGAGCACGCCGAGCGTGATGTTCGCGAGCGCGCCGGAGCGGGCGATGATCGCCGCACCCGGAATGTCCGACACGAACTGGTGCGCCGCCTGGTCGACGGTGTACGCACCGGTGTCGATCAGCGCGACCTTCAGGGTCTTGCCGGTCAGCCCGTTCGTCAGGATCTCGGTGCGGGCCTTGTCGTAGACGAGGTTCGCCATCGTTCTTTACCTCAACTCTCGTCGGACGCCTGAAGCGTCGCTGTCACGTTGCTCTTACAGCGCGGGCACCGCACCTCGACTTCGATGCCGTCGACGCTCGACACCTTCAGCAGCAGCTTGCCGCAGCCCGTCGTCGGGCAACGGAACTCGATGAGCGGCGTGTCGGCCATCAGTCGTTCTCCACGACCGCGACACCCTGGATCGAGAAGCCGGTCAGCTCGTCGGACTCGATCCGCTGCCACGCGTCGTCGCCCCACACCACGCCGAGCATCCAGTCGCCGGACTTCGCGATGACCTCGCCGTCGTCGTCGACCCACTCCGGGCCGCGGTAGATGTACGATTCCACCGGGGTGCCGGACAGGTCGGTGCCGTCGGCGTGATCGGTGCCCGACCCTGCCTTCAACACCTGCCCGGAACGCATGAAGTCCCACGCGGCCTGCTCGAGATCACCCTCGGTGGCGTAGTCGCCGTGGCTGTCGCGCCAGTCGCCGTCGCTCGCCGGGTACGCAACCCCGAGCGTGTACTGCTGCGGCTGCTCCCCGTCCTTCTGCACCGTCGCGTTCTTCACGATGGTGTACGTCGGCTTCGACGGCCCGGCCGCCTTCAGCGTCGCGAGCAGCACCGCGCCGGCGTCGCCGTCACCGGCCTCGTCGATGTCGAAGTCGAGCTCGGCGAGCGCCTCCGCCAGCATCAGGTTCTCGCCGTCGCGTGACTTCGCGAGGAACACTTCGGCGGTGTCGCCGGTGTCGAGCACGAACACCTGACCCCAGTAGTACGAGTCGTCGCAGACGCTCCACAGCGTCCCTTGCGACGTCGACCCGAGCCGGGTCATCGTGTACCGGTCCGGCTGCGCGGCGTCGTTGTCGCCGTCGTGGTCGGGGTCGTAGTAGGCGCCCGTCTCCTGCGCCATCTCGGCGCAGAACGCGAGGTATGCCGCCTCGACTTCGGTTGCGCCCTTCTGCACGGAGGCAGCGTCCGCGCGCCGCCACAGCTTGAACTTCATCGTTCGTCCCTCGCTCTAGCGGTAGGTCCGGCGGACGCCGAGAACCTCGATGCTGGTGCTCAACCCGGCCGCGCAGATGCCGTACAGCGGGTCGATGGTGCAATCGAACTCGGCAACCTCGTTCGCGGCAAGCTCGTAGCCCGCCCCCGACGCGACATCGGGGCCGCCAAGGTCGACGGTGTTCGCCCCCTTGTTCTTCACGCGCACGTACTGGCCTTCGGAGCTGACCTCCGTCACAGCCTCGGTCACGTTCACGCGGTAACCCTTCGCCGCCATGTTCCACTACCTCACGTCTCGAGCGCGTGCCTCGCGCGCACACCTACAGGATCACATTCTAGGCGGACAGCATCCCCGTCTTACACTCCCCCGGCGAACGAGCACCGGCACGACGGGTGCGCAGGCGGGTACAGGTCACCGGAATCGAAGTAGCTGCTCAGCGGAATGTCGCCGTCGGCGGCGTTCGCCTCGCACCTCGAACACACCCTCGCGTCACCGAGCGTGTACCAGATCTTCGTTTTCACACCCTGCTTGCTGTACGCCTGATACGTCGCTGTCTCGGCCGCGCGCGCCCACTCGGTGACCGCGACCTGCTTCGCCTTCACCGTCGACCACTCACCGAACTCGCGGCGGATCGTGCGCGCGAACTCCTCGTGCCCGTCACGTTCGTCATAGGCGAGCTTCATCATCCGGCGCAGCGCGTCACGTGCGGTGTCGGTCACACCTGACACGTCCTTGAACGCCGCGTCGAGCCCGGCCTGCAACTCGTCGTCGTTGAACGGCAACCCTTCCTCGTCCATCCGCACCTGCCCCGCCTGCTTCCACAGCTCATCGCGGATCGACTTCGGGATCGCCTCCCACGCCTTCGCGATGTCGTCAGGCAGGTTCGGCCGGTCGTCCTTGACGACTCGAACGAACCGCCGGCGTCGCAGGAAGTGCGGGTCGGCGGCCAGCGCCTCGCGCCCGGCCGCGCGCGCCTCGTCCACCGTCACGTAGCGCGCGTGCTTCACCGAGACGTGTTTCGTGTACCACGCCTCCCAATCGAAGTCGTGCACCGGCTGGTACAGCGCGTCATGCAGCGTCTGCTCCCACTCGTCGATGTGCGGCTGTTCCGGGTCAGCCTTCGTCAGCTTCAACAGCACCCCGGTGAGCGCCCACGCGACGGTGCGCTCAACCGACTCGGCCCACACACCGGGGGCGTCCTGGTAGACGGTGCCGTTCACGGCCTGCCCTTCCCGCATCTCGGGCAGAACAACACGCGGGCGGGCTGCAACGCCGGGCAGCCGCACGTCCAGCCCTTCCCCCCGCCCTTCACCGTCTTGCGGTCGACGGTCACGCAGCCGCCTGTGCCGGCGCTATGTCCCACCAATGCCGGAACATGCGGGTGCGCACCTGGTAGTGGCGCTCCAACATCCCAAGCGCCTCGCCCGCGTAGATGTCGTAACCGCGCGCCTTGAAGAACGACGGCACATACAGCTCGGACGGGCGCGCGTACTTCGCCCGCCACCCGTGCTCGTGCTCGACGACGTCGCCCCACAGCTCGACGGTGCCGACAACGATCTGTGTGGAGTGGTGCGCCCACTCGTGCGGGTCACGAACACGCTTCGACAGGTAGGCGGCTGCACGCTCGAGCGTCGGCGCCGCGTGGATGCCGCACAGGTGGTCGTCGTCGTCGCACGGTGCCACCGTCGAGTGCTCGCATCGTGCCACCGCCGGTCTGTCGCCGGGCCAGCACAACGCGAAGTACAGGCTGTTCAACCCGAGCGCGAGCTCGCCGTCAGAGGTGTACGCGACCTCGGCGACCCACACACGCCAGCCGACGATCGGTTCGATGAGGTCAGGGACGATCACGAGGCCGCCCCGTACAGGTCGATGTCTGTGAGCGTCGGAATCTCGATGTCCGGCGTGACGATGTTGAACGCCTGCTCGTGCGTGCAGCCACGCTCCAGCCATCGCGCGACCGTGTGCAGGTCTGCGTCCGCCCACCTCGACATTGCCTTCGCGCGCCCCTCGTCGAATCCCATCCGTGTGAACTCCTGCTGTCGCCATGCGAGCACCTTCGCGTCGGTCACAACCCGGTAGCCGACGCCGCCGAGCGTGTACTCCTCACCCTCGCCGAGCCTGGGCAGGGCCGCCATGAGCTACATACCGTCGGGCGGCCCGGGAATGTTGACGTTCGGCAGATGTTCCGCCAGGATCGCCCGGGCGGCTGCGCACTCGAACGCGAGGCTGTCGCTGACGTCCGGTTCCCGTTCCGCCAGCAGCAGCACCGTAAGAAGTTGACGCATCGCTGCGCGCACCCCAACGATCTCGCCGCAACACACGAGCGTGTGCGTCTCCGTGTCGAACGACACCGTCGCGATGGTGCCTTCGGCCGCGTGCAACGTGTACTCGTTCACACCGCGACCGGCTGCTTCAACACCGGCGCAACCGCCGGCGCGGGCGCAGGCTCAACCCGCGGCGTGACCGTCACGTAACGGACAGGCTCGACGACGAGGCGTCGTATCGGACGACCCGCGACCATCACCCGTCGGTCTGCTCGCGACCCTTCGCGATCACGAGCAGCGCGTCGCGGACTTCCTGCACCACGTCCATCGCTTTCTGCACCGCCAAGGCGGAAGCCTTCTCCGCCGCCATCTCCGCGACTGTCTGTCCGTTGCCGAGCAGCGGCGCGCCCTGGTAGTACAGCCCGCCGGAGCCTTCGGTGCCGAGCGGCTCTTTGCCGGTCGCCTCCCGTCCTTCGTCCGGCGTCCACATGCCGGCGTCGACCGCCTTCGCTGCCGCCTCGATGTCGCGCTCCAGCTCCTCCCAATCGACGTCGTTGAACCGGAACGCCCACCCGCCCAGGTCGTAGCCTCCGAGCTCGCCGTTGAAGATCGTGTCCTCCAGGATCTCCTCGAACGTCTCCTGACCCGGCTCGATGGTGCCGAACCGGTACGCGCCAAGCATCTCCTTCGCGGCGTTCCCGGCCAACGCGCCAACCTCTGCGAACCCGACACGGTACGGCGGCACCTGGTGCGCGACGAGCACCTGCGCGCGCAGCTCCTTCCGTTCCGCCTTGAACGCCCCCTCACGGGTGCCGTCGTTCGACTTCGGCTCCAACGTTTCGACGGTCACCTTCGACTTCTCGCCGCCCCACGTCACCACCGACACGTGCCCGTGCGACTTCCTGGCCGACTCCGCCATCTTCTTCGTGATCGAGTTGGCGGTCGCCTTCGCGTTCGCTTCGTCCTCGTCGGTTACATGCACCAGCCGGTCAACCTTGCCGCCGGACGAGAACCACGAGATGTTGTACTCGCGGATCGCCGCAAGCTCGGCAAGGTCCGGTGCGCTGCTGATCCAGTACGGCACCCCGTAATGGTCTGAGCGCGGGCTGTACTGCTTGAACACGATGACCTCGTTCGCTTCGTCATCGTCGCTTTTGGCGTCCTTCGTGCCGTACCTCGCTGACACCGACTCGGCGAACCCGAACTCCTTGAAGTAGACGCGCTGGTCGCCGCGCTGCTGCACGTACACGCCGGGGATCTTCGTCGCGCGCATCGTCTGCGGCGGCACCGGCAGCAGCTCAGAGATCGGCGAGGTCACGGCGGTACCTTCACGGACCACCTCGATGAACGCCCACCCGACGCCGTCGTACTCACGGTACGCCTGGCTGATGAGCTGCGGGAACTTCAGCATCGGGCACACGTCGCGAAGCCAGTCGCGCAGCTTCCGCTCCGCGCGCGCCTGGTCGTCGACGCCGCCGGTCGGCTGGACAGGCTTGTCGACCTCCGGGTCCTTGACATCCTGCGGCTGCGCCGGCGGCTCGTCCGTCGTGTCGGTGTCCCCGCCGGTGGCGCCGTCCCCGCCGCCTTCGGTGTCGTCCTCCGTCTCGAGATGCCATCCGCGGCCGACCGCGTCGGCGGCCTTCGCGTTGATCGCACCGGAGTGCGTCGAGTTTGTCTCCATCAACGTGAGGAGCGCCTCGAGCGCGATCGGCGGGCGCACCGCCTTGTCGGAGGTGTACAGGTCTGCGAACGCGTCCCCGTCGGTGTTGCGAAGCTGCTTCGACTGGCCGGACTTCTCGACCTCGGCGAGCGCGCGCTCCGTGTCGATCATCACCGTGGCGGTGCTGACGCCCGTGTTGTGTGCCGCCTTGCGCTGGCGTTGCCGCCTGCTCGCCATACCCACTACCTCGACTAACGGGGTGCCTCTCCCCGACGTCGATCAGTGTACGCGCGGCGGCGGTCGGCCTACACGCTGCGGCGGCGCGTGCCGGGCTTGGACTTGACCGACGGGCTGGTTACCGCCTTCCCCGGTTGCAGCACACGCACCGCCGCAGTTCCGAGGGAAGGACTCGAACCTTCATCGACGGGGTCAGGACCCGCCATCCTGCCGTTAGACGACCTCGGAACACGGCACGTTGCCCCGATCCATTTGAAGGCTGGACGGCTCCTACGTGCAATCGCCGGACACCACGACGGGTGCGACCCGTCTATGCGCGCCCCAGGAGTCGAACCTGGAAGCCGTCGGGTTTGAGCCGACGAGGTATGCCTGTTCCCGTCAGACGCGCGAAGTTCGGGCACCTGTTTGGCCGTGCCCGCCTGCGCCCTGACCGTACCGACCCGTCAGCGGCCCCCGGTTCCTCGCCCACGCTTCTCCGGGTCCTCGCGTGTCATCTCGCGTTAAGGTAGTGGCGCGGGCCGGACTTGAACCGGCGACCTCGAGGTTATGAGCCTCGCGAGCTACCTGACTGCTCCACCGCGCTCGTAGGATTCTGCAACATCGGCCGGACGGCAGTATGGGCGCGCGACGAAGGTTTGTCGCCCCCGCGCCGCGCGCCCACGTGACGTGTAGCCGGTCTACGTGACCGTTGAAACCTCGCGTGCGTTCTACCTGACCGCCTTCGCGAACGCACGCTGATAGCCGCGCGCCTGGCGAGGTGTCAACGTCGACGACACCCTGAGCAGCACTGCGCCGCGCACGTAGTCGTACTCCGGGAACAGGCTCGAGAACCGTTCGATGTAGCGCATGCGCGCTTTCGCTTGCGACGTCGTGCGGAACACCTCCACGGAGCCGCCGCCGTCGACGTCGAATCCTTTGACCGCCGGCACCCGACGGTCATGCCAGCTCGCCTTCGATGTGTACTGGCCTGGCCGCCCGAGCCTGTGGTTCGGGTCGGTCGCCGCCGTGTACGTTCGGTACGCCGCTACCGGCATGCCTGCATGTCTGAGCGATAGCACCACGCTACGTGCGCTCGGCGCCTTCGCACCCGCCGTAGCACACGCCGTTGCGGCAACCACCACCGCCACCGCCGTCGCTGTGACCCCTACGCGCATGTAAACCTCCCCCTCGGCATCGCTGTAAGAACGTTCTATCGGGTGCCGTTGTACATCACCGGCAGGCCGGAGGGAACCCCCGGATACGTGAAGGGCCGCACATGGCGGCCCTTCAACGGTTTCGCGGGTTGTCGGGTGCAGTGGTTAGGCGGCGTACACCTCGTCCGTGAGCTCGGCATGCGCGGCGGCCATCACCGACGCGACTGAGGTGCCCATCCGCCCGGCGCAGATGCGTGCGAGCGACCCGGTGCGCTTGTGGTCGGCCGGGGACACGTAGTCGCGGCCGAGAAGGTCGACGAGATCGAAGAACAGCTCGTCGGTGGTGCCGGTGGTTCCCTGGTACGTCATGTGCCTCGTGCCTCCTAGTGCGGGCCGCCCCGTTGACGGCCGATGCCCATACGTTCACCCCTCCTGGTGGGAAATGCTCTACCAGACGTGCAATCTTCACAAGACCCGAACAGGCGGCGCGCTGTGCTGCCCCGTACCGACGGAAACGGCCCGGCCGTGCAACGGGAGCCGACCGAGCCGCGTTCCGCCACGCACGCGCCCCCACAGCGCCCCCGCTACACCCACCTGTCGCCGACCCGCACACGACCAACAAGGTGCGGGTCGCGGCCGTGGTAGCTGCACGTCACCGACACCGCGTGTGTCGGCCGTTCCGCACCCGACCGGCGCACGTACAACACCACCCGGTAGACGCTGTACGACTCGCTGACCTTGCCACGGGTCACCTCGTCGTCGGGGGTCGCTCCGCGAAGCCGGGCGGCCGTCTCCTCGACGACCTTCACCACCGGCCCCGGCACCCTGTCCCACGGCACGTCCGTCCGCCGGTTCGGCGTCGAGTAGGTCACGCTGCCACCTCCTCGGTGCGGGCCTGCTCGACCCGCGCGTAGTTGATCGTTGTCTCCGCCACACCGCGGTACTCGCCGTGCTGCTTCACCCGGCCGGTGACGTGCACCCGCTCACCCTCCTGCTCCTCCTCGGACAGGAACGCCTTGACCACGTTGCCGTCGCCGTCCACGAACGTCGTCAGATACGTGAACCCGAACTTGGTGGTGAGGCCGCGCACCGCCTGCACCGTCCCGTCGAACTCGACGGTGCCACCGACCGTGCCGATGTGCTTCGACACCGGCGCCTTCACCGGCTCCACCCGCGCCGGCACCACATGCTCCCGCGCCAGCTTCTCGGTTGTCGCGACGACCGGTGCGGCCGGACGCGACGCACCGGTGAAGAACGGCACCGCGGTGATGTCGAGCTCGCGACGGGCGCGCGTCACGGCGACATACAGAAGCCGCTTCTCATCCGCCTTGTCGTCTTCCGGGTACACCTCGAAGTCGGTGCCGAGCTGCACTGCGTTCCACTCGCGCCCCTTCGACTTGTGCGCGGTGCTGACGACCAGGTCGGCCTTCGACTCGTCCTGGTCCAACGCGGCGAGCTGCGTCAGGATCACCTCGACGGTGAACTCGTCGATCAGCTTCACCATCAGCCGAAGCTCGCCGCCCTGTTCGTCGTCGGCGACGTACTCCTGCACCTCCGACCAGTTGTCGAAGCACGCCAGCTCCGGATGGTCGACCTTGACGCCCTGCATCAAGTCGCGGGCCGCACGGGCGAACTTCGTGATCTCGTCGGTGCCGCCGACGAGGTGCACCCGCTTGCCGTCGCGGAGCGCCTCGAGCGCGTTGCGGATCGCCTCCGCGTTCGTGCGGGTCAGGATCGCGTCCGGCTCGGCGACCGGGGCGACGGTCGACGCGACGGTGTCGGTGCCGATCAGCCGCAGCTCCGCGTCCGGGATCGTCGCGAGGACGGTGTTCGCGACCTCGGCGACCGCCGGGCCGAACCGGAAGCTCTGCGTCAGGAACGTGCGGTGGTCGGCGGGCACCTGCGCGAGCGCGTTGACCGCCCCCGTGAACGCGTAGATCTGCTGCTGGCTGTCACCGACCCACACGAGCTGCGCGTGCGTCTGCGCGGCGACGATCGCGACCATCACCGGGTTCGCGTCCTGCGCCTCGTCGAACAGGATGTAGTCGGCGCCGATCCGCGGCTGCGAGAGCTGCCACAGCTTCAGGTACGCGTCGTGGCGGTACGGCAGGCCGCCCTCCACGCTCGTCCAGTCCTGCCACACCTTCGTGACTGCGGGGAGCAGGTGGCGGGCGACGTCACGGTTCACCATGCGGCGGCGGCCGTCAGGGCCGGATGGGTCGAGCCCTTCGATGTACGGCACGTGCCGCAGCTCCGGCTTCGCGTCGGCGGACTGGCAGAACCGGGTCGCCGCGCGAAGCGCAACCCCGGCGAGGAAGCTCTGTGACAGCAGCTTCTCCTCGCCGTCGAACGCGGTCACCTTGAGCGCGTCGATGCCGAGACGGTTCGCGATGTCGATGCTGCGCATGCGTGCGCTGCGGCGCATCCTGTGCGCGTAGTCGTGACCGACCGCACGGAACGCGAGGCTGTGCGCGGTCGAGCATGCGACGGTGCCGGGGAACTTCTCGGCGGCCTCGTTGACGATCGCGCGGTTGAACGCGATGTACTGGCCGCGGCGGTCGGTGCTTGCGGCGAGCAACGTCAGCGTTGAGGTCTTGCCGGTTCCGGCACCAGCCTCGATGACGAGGGACTCGCCGGTCGCGAAAAGGTCGAGCGCGCGCTGCTGCTCCAGCGTCGGCTTGAAGGTCATGCCCACTACCTCCTGGTGGTCGATTGCCATGCCCTGTATGTTCACCGTCCCTGGTGGTTTTTGCTCCTATCCTGGTGTGGTTTCACCGAACCCGAACAAATGGGAAGCGTCTACTTCGCCCGGCGTGACCCGCTCACCACAGCCCGCCGAACGGCTTGAGGTGCCGGATCGTCCACCGCGGCCCGCACGTGAACAGCGCCACCGTCCACCGGCGAAGCCCGCGCAGCGGCCTCATGCGTCCCCCCACAGCCGCGACGGCATCGGCAGCCCACCGCCGACGTGGTTCACGACAGCCAGCGACGCGCCGAGCATCACCAGCGCGGCGGGATGCTCCTGCTCGTCCGGCGCGCACGGCCACCGCTGCTCCATCCGCACGACCGCCTCGGCGTGCAAGCTGCACCCGCTGTGCGGCGGCTCCGTGTCGGCCGGCGGCCCGATGGTGTCCCCGACCCGTTCACGGGTCGCGGAGTCGATCAGCCGCTTCAACCCAAGCCGCTCCGTCGGCGACAGCCCGGTCACGACGGCCCCCCACACGCGACGTGCACCGCTTCCTTGGTCAGCCGGAACCACATGATCGCGTCGCCGCTCTTGATCGGTTCGCCGCACTCCGCGCACGTCGACGTGTACCGGGACAGCATCGACTTGCCGCGGCCGCGATCGCCTGTCGCCACCCGTTCCCGGTCCCGTGTGATCTGCTCGACCCGCTGCTTCTTCTGGCGGATCGTCGCGCCAAGGTTCGACAGCGCGTAACCGGGGAACTGCCCGTCGGCCTTCAGAAACCCGATGCGGGCCAGCGACAGCACCTCGTCGCGCTGCTTGTCGTCGAGCACCGACGCGTCCGGTGCACCTTTCCGGCACGACTGGTTGTACGCCTTGATCCGGTCGCGCTCCGCCTCAAGCTCGACGATCTGTGCTTGCAGCCGCTCGACCGCGTCGGCGTCGTCGGAGAACACCGACGTCGCGAGCTGCCGTTCCAGCCCGGCAGCCTTATCCCGATGGTGCTCCGCGGCTTTCGCATGCTCGTGTCCGGCCGCCATCCCCTGCACGATCCGCTGCTGGTCGCGTTCCGCCCGCCGCTGCGAGTGGTGACCGACGAGGATCGGCTGCCCGAGCGGAATACCGTCCGCGATCGTGTGGGCACGGTCGAACGCCTCCTCCGACTTCGCCTCACGGCTGTCGGCCCACCCTTCGCGCTTCTCGAGTTTGCGCTCCAGACGTTCGCGGCGGGTGCTCACGACTGCACCTGGACGAGCTCGCGCCGGTATGCCTCGTTGCGGCGACGCACAGCGTCGGAGAACACGTCCTGGACGATCCGCGCGTCGGCGGCGGTGAGCATCCCCTCGGCGAACGCGAGGTTGACGAGCGCGTTGTGCGAGCGCAGCAGACACACCCGCGTCGACTCCGACGGCGAGGCGGTCGCCCACCGCCGGTACATGTCCAGCTCGTTGCGGATCCACTGCGCCGCCTTCTTGCGCAGGGTGATCGACTGCACCATCGGGTGCGGCAACAACGGCGACGACATCACGCATCCGCCTTCCGGTGCTCGTCGACGTCGGCGGCCAACACGCGCTCCAGCTCGAGCAGCCGCTCCACAAGCTCGCGCGCGGCGGTGCGCGCCCGGTCGTTCTCGGGCCGCGCCTGAATGTTGCCGAGGCCGGAGCGGATCGTCGCGGCCATGACGCGCATCGTCTCGACGTGGCCGTGGTCGCGGTTAAGCACCACGGCCACATGCTCGTTTTCGGTGTACGTGCAGGCCATCTACGCCGCCGCCTTCGGTAGCGCGCCGTCGGTGAGCGGCAGCACGCGCCAGGCGTCGAACCCGAAATCGCCGCTGTTCTCGTTTGCCCACCTGTGGGCGGCCTCCTCCGTGGCGAACGGGCCGAACACGGCCTCGTCGTTGTGGTCGGTGTAGACGACCCACATCTACGCCACCGCCCCTCTGCGGTTCATTGAGACGAGCCCGCACACGGACGGCCCGGCGATGGCGCCCTGACCGAACTCGCGGCGGGCGGCGATCTCGGCCTCGTGTGCGTCGCGACCGGTGACGAGGTACTCGCGCCGCAGCCCGGCGATGCTGCCGGCGCGGTGCACGAGCGTCACGAGCCACGTGTAGGTGGTGCTCGGCTTCTCCATTTCCACTACCTCCTTGCGGCCCTGCCCGGCCGCGTTGCTTACGGGTTGGTTGCTGCACGTTCACCTGTGGTGGTGGACACCGCAACCCTGACGGTGCAATCTTCACAAAATCCGAACACCCCCGGTGGAGCGAAATCCACCACCATCGTTGAACATGGCGGGCATGGACAGCACACCCCGCAAGCGCAAGGTCACGTACGAGCAGAGCGTCGCTCTCGAGCGAGGGCGCAACGTCGCCCGACGCAACCAACGCGCACGCGTCGCAGCACGTCAAGCAGCCGAGCAGGCCGCACGCGACGCGCAGCGCGCAGCCGCCGAGCATGTGCACTACTGGCTCGACTGGTCGCTCAACGACGACGACGTGACCGAGACGCGTGAGTGCTCGCGGTGCGGCGCCACCGAGACGCGTCAGTGGAGGGGGTTGGGACTGTGAGCGCCCCCACGATCACTTGGAAGCGCGTGCACCGCGGCTGGTACGAAGCTGAAGCCGCCGGGCTGCGCTGGCGCATCGTCCAGATGTCCGGCACATCCTGGGAGGTGCTCCGCAACGACCCGCCTTTCGCGTCGTACCACGTTGACGCGGAATGGCCGCATACGCTCGCCGAGGCGAAGCTACACGTCGCCGACGAGGTGCGGGCGCTACTCGACCCGGAGTACGCGAACCGCCGCGAGGCGCGGCGGCGCGCGCAACGGAGAGCGGTCCGGTCGTGAGCGAGCGCATAGTGATCGAGCGCCGCGCGCGTGCCGTGACCCGCCGCTGGACGATCAGCGCGGTGCAGGCAGGCGAGCGGAAAGTGTGGAGCGTCCGCCACTCCGAGACGGGCGCGCGCATCGCGCTACGCAACGCGCGACGGAAGGCCGCCCTATACGGGTTCGTTGACGTCCGCTGCGACCCGCCGTTGGAGGCGACGCCGTGACATCGACCGCTGCTGCGGAACGCGGACGGGTGCGGTACCTCGGCTGCGAGTTCGCGATCGGCGAACGCGACGTGCGCGTGTATGCGCCCGACGGCCGCCGCATCGCGACGGTCCGGTCGGTGTCGACCGCCCGCCGTGTCGCCCGCGGCTACCGGAGAGCGGCATGAGCGCCGACGGCAGCTACCGGCAGCCGATCGACCCGAACAGCACGCTCGGCAAGCTTGTGACGTTGCCGATCGGTGTCGTCGTCCGGGACGTCGGCCCCGGCAGGTGCAACGGCAAGGTTGACCCGTGGCTGCGCCGCTGCGTCGCCGACAACGGCGCCGAACATGTGGTGGTGTCGAGGGTCGTTCGTGAGCTGCCGGAGACGATCCGTCGTGCCAGCTTCGGGTGGCGGCCGTGAGGTGGATCAAGCAGCCGTCCGGGTCGTCGCTGTGCGGCCAGATCGCCGTCGCTGTCGTCGCGGACGTCGACCTCGACTACGCGATCCGGCGCGGGTTTGGCGGTAGCCGCAACGGTACAAGCACACGCCGGATCGACTACGCGCTCCGGCTGCTCGGCGTGCACCCGTGGGAGCGCGACCTTCCAAGGCTGCGGTTGCAGCGCACCCGAACCACCGACGTCGCGATCGCGAAGCTGTCTTTCGCCGCGCGGCCGTCGTGGTCGCGTGCCGCCGGCGGGTTCGTTGAACGCCGCCCGTCCCGCTGGCATTGGGTTGTGCTGGACGGCGACCTTGTGTGGGACGGCGTGTACGGCAACAAGCATGGTGCGGTGGACTGGCCGGACGGGGCGAAGGTCACCAGCTACCTGCCGGTGACCCCGCGGGAGCCGTCGTGACCGTGTTCACGGTCGGCTACTCGACTTTGCCGCCCGACGACTTCGCGGCGATGGTCGCCGGCGCAGGCATCGAGCTCGTCGTTGACCTTCGCGGGATCCCCGGCTCCCGCAGGCAGCCGTGGACGAGCAGCGACGGCATGACACGGCTGCTTCACCGTTACGGCATCGAGTACGCGCATCTGCCCAAGCTCGGCGGTCGACGGTCGAAACAACCTGACGTCGACTACCGGCTGGTCGACGGCTGGCGGCACGCGGGCTTCCGCAACTTCGGCGCGTACATGCAGACCGACACGTTCGCCGACGGCATCGACGAGTTGCGGGAGATGGCGGTCCGGCCGCTCGCGTACTTCTGCTGTGAGGCGTTGTGGTGGCGGTGCCACCGCCGGATGGTCAGCGACGCGATGCAGCTTCTACACGGCTACGAGGTGCAGCACATCATGGGTAGCGGGCTGCGGCCGCACGAGCCGATCGAGTGCGCGCAGGTACACGACGGCCGTGTCGTCTACCCGGCAAGCGGGATGGTGCCGCTGTGGTGACGCATCATTGCGGCGGCTGCGGTGACCGCTTCCCATTTGTTCGGGTTCCCTGAATTCTGCACCGTGGTGGGAGCAGAAACCACCGTGACGGTTGAACATGCAGGCATGACCACTTCAGCACTCACCCACACCAACGACGCGCTCGAGCTCGCCCGCATGGAGGTCGCTTTCCTTCAGCGCGAGGTCGACGAGCACGCCGCCCGCACCACATCCGGGCACCGCACCAACGTCCGCGCGCTCGCCGCGGCCAAGCAGGACCTTGCCGAGCTTGAGGCGGCGGCGTAGATGGCCGTCGACCTGAAGCAGCTCAACGACGGGCGCTGGCTGATCTGCGACCCGTACACCGGTCACGTGTACATGGCGTTTCCCGCCACCACCTCCGAGGACGAGGTGCTGCGCACCGCCGCCGACGTTGAGCGCGGCTGGCTGCCGAAGCACCGCGGCTTCTGATGGCCGTTGCGACCGCGATCGAGGTGCGCACCGCGCGCGGCGCGAACGTCATCGACACCGCCGAATGCGACACACCGGAGGCGGCGCTCACCGCCGCCCGCGCGCTGTGGGACGACGCCGCACAGGGCAGCTACTACGCCCACCACGGCCTCCGTGTGATGTTCCACGTCGACGGTGTCCATGTGCGCACCGTGGAGGGACGGCCATGACCGACCGCATCCTCGGCTCCGACGCCGCCGTCGCCGTCGGCAGGTTCAACCCGGACGGCCCTGACGGCTACCAGGCGAAGTCCGGCGGGCCGTTGCGCGCCACCCGCGCCGAAGCGGAAGCCGACGAGCGCGCGAACCTCGACAACCGGGAGCGTCCCGCGTGAGCAAGAAGGACGCCGACCAGCTCGTCCGTGACCTGCGCCGCTACTTTCGCCGTGCCGGGTCGTCGTACCGGCTTGAGGTGCGCGGCGGCCACTGGCACGTCGTCGACGGGCACGGGCACAGCGTGTACCCGTTCGCGGGCACACCGTCCGACCGACGGTTCCGACAGAACACCGTGAGCGACCTGCGGCGCCTTGGAGTGGTGCCGCGAGAATGGAGGTAGCCTGTGACCGTAATGGCGCTTGAGGCTGAGGTGGTGGAGTACAGCGTCCGCCCGCGCGCCGCCGTCGACATTGACGGCGACGACCCGAGGGTCGACGCGCTCCTCGACGCGTTGATCGAGGATGAGCGCGCGCTCGGTGCGTGGGGGGTCAGCAGCGCCGGCGGCGAGCTCGCCTGCACGTTCCAGGTGGAGTTGTTCTCGGCGTGGACGTGGGGCAGACGGCCGGGCGTGTCGGAGGCTGCGGTGCTGGCGGAGCGCATCTTCAACGAGGCGCTCGGCCGGGCGGGTATTCCGGCGCGGGTGACGGCGGTGGCTGCCGTGGCGGGTTCCGATCCGGAGCTGCTGCCGTGACCGTAACCGCTTCGCTGAGAAAACGCCGTGACTGGATCGACGGCAGACCGCAACTCTGCGGGTGCCACGAGTGCGAACAGGAGTGGGACAAATGGCTATCTCTGTTCGCTAGCCGCAACGAAGTCGCCATCGAATACGCACGGATGCTGAAACTGCGCGGCGCATCGTGGACGGGGTGGGGTTACGTGAATAAGGCGATCCTGCGTCGTTGGTCGCCTGCTGGTCTGCGCTACATCAAGGAGAAGGCGTGGAAACTCGCCGCGATCTAACAGGCATATGTCGCGATGCGCATCGACGGGATGCTCCTGTGACCACCTCGGAGCTCGAAACGTCGGCGTACGGGGTCGCTTTCGACCTGATGCGCGGCGCGACGGCAGAGGTTGTCACGCTCCAATATCATCAGGCCCCGCGGTTCGCAGAACTTGACGGCACGCCGGCGGTGGTGTTGCCGACACGCGAAGCGAGGGAGGTACACGCGGTGCGCGTGACATACCCGAACGGGTTCGTCGCGCACTACCTCGCATCCAGCACGCAACTCGCCGAGGCTTTACTCACGCGCGCCAAGGCGATTGTCGCGATCCCGCCCTGGATCGTCGGTTGACGGCCGTGAGCGTCCGTGTGCGATACCACCGCTGGCGTATGCGCACAGCGATCCGCAAGCTGCACCGCGACGAAGAATGGAACGGCGACCCGCTCTACCACCCGGCATATGTCGCGATGCGCATCATGTTGCGCCGCGACGTCCTCGCGCGCACGTTCGGCTACCACTACGCCCGACTGGTGGAGCTCGGCGCCGAACAGCCGGTGATGCGCGTCGGCCGGTGGTTCCCGTGCCGCATCGAGCCGGTGATGCTGCCGTGAGCTACAGCTACACACAGGAGCCGTACGACGCGCAGTGCATTTTTACGTGCGGTCGGTGTTGCTTCGACGCACCATTGCCGTCCGACCACACCTGATCGCGGCTACCCTGGCCGGCGGTTGTGAGCGACGACCGCCTGATTCTGCTGCTGCTCGCCATCGCGAACGGTGAGGACCACTTCGAGGTTGAACGGCAACTCGAAGAACTCGACAGCACCGACGCCCCACCCGAGTCCTAGTCGGCCCACCTCGGATCGACCCATTCGTCGTCGCCGTCGTGTTCCGACAACGCGCGATGCTGCACCACCCCGGCGACACCGCCGCCCTTCTCCATCCGCAGCTCGTCGACTCCCATCCCGCCGGCGTCAACGTAGTCGTCGTGTTCGCCGTCCGGGAACTCCTCATGCTCGCTCTCGAACTCTGAGCCGCGCAGCCGCTCCGCGTGTTGCACCCTGCCCTGCTCGTAGTCGAGCGCGTACGGCTCCGCACGCGTCAGCTTGTCGACGTGCGGTTTGACACCCCTTACAGGGATACCCTCGTCCTCGAGCTCCTGCTTCAACCACTCCTGCGCCTGCACAGTCTCGGCGACCACCACCGGTGCGTACCCGAGCGCCGTGTACAGCCGGAACGCAGCGATGATCCGCCGCTTGATCTTCTTGCCGCGCCGGCGGTCAGCCCACGCGTAGTCGTGGTGGAACAACGGCACGCCGCGCTTCTTCAACGTCACCACCAGCGCGGAGCGGTCGTTCTTCTTCTTCAGGCCGACAGCCGGGTCGACGGCGATCACGCAACGGACACCGACCGCCTCCTCGATCACGGTGCCGCGTTCGTCGACTACCGCCGGTGTCGGAACGGGCCGTTCGCCGTACTGGAAGAACTCCGGCTTGAACCGTTGGTTGTCAGGGTCGGTGACCTTGTGCAGCACCTCACGCCGGTAGGAACGCATCCCAAGACGCTTCTTCAGCGCCCGGTGCTGCTTCTCGTCCATGTACTCCCACGTCGTGTTCCCGTGCTCGTCGAACGCTTCGTACCTGTGGTGCTGCCAGCCGTCGACAGCCTCAGGCTTCTTCCTGATCCGCGCCAACACGGCGTCGTGGTGCAGCAGGGTGCCGACGTAGTGCAGGTCGCCGTTCTTCGCGAGCGCGAACCCGAGCGCGCTGGTGAGCCAGTCCTCCAGCTTGTCCCGCTGATACTTCGTGTTCACCGACTCGTCGTTCTCAAGGTCGTCGATCAGCACCAGGTCGGGGCGGAACTGGCGGTTCTTCCGTCCGCGCACTTTCTGGCCTGAGCCGAGCGCCTGCAACCGCAGGTTCAACTCGAACAGCACGTCGTCGTCTCTGTCGGCGATTGGACGCTTGTGCTTGTCGAGTGCAGGCTTCAGATGCGGGAAGTCGGCACGGACACGCGGGTTGCGTTCAGTCTCGTCGAGGATCGCGTCCATCGCCTGCTTCGCCTGCGGTGCCGTGTCTTGCACCAGCCACACGTAATGCCGGGCGTTGAACGTGTACGGCAGCTTCCCTGCGATCGCCAGCCCGGACAGCCCGAGGGTGGCGAGCGGCAGGCCGAGGCCGACGATGGTGGACTTGCCGTAGCCGCGCGGGGCGAGGTAGTCGTGCCATTCACCGGTGCCCATCGCCCCGAACACCGTCGCCATCAGGTCCTCATGGAACGCCGCCATCGGCACCCACCGGGAGCTGCCGTCCGGCAGCGTCTCGGACACGTAGTGCGGCAGGTAGTACCGCATGAACGCGGTGCCGAACGACGGTTCGCCTTCTCCCGGCTGGAACGTCGGCCCTGCTTCGAGGACGATCGCGCGGCAGAGCTGGTCGAGCTTCTCACCACGCCGCCGTGCGAGCAGGCGGCGCCGGCGCGCGATCTCGTCGGCGGACGGCTTCGCATCGACGGCGGTCTGGTGCTTCGACTTGGCGACGCCGGGCTCATCCCGCCCCGTCGCCACGGTCACAGCACCGCGCCCGTCACCGGGTCACGGTCGAGGTACACCTCGACGCTGTGGTCGGCGCGGACGAACAGGACCCACGACCTGTCCTCCGGCTCGATCCATCCGGCGTACTCGCCGACGCCGTTGTCGACGGCGACCGGCTCGACGCCCTCGGCGTAGCCGTCGGTGTACCGACCCACGATGATGTTCTGCATGGCATTCACCTCCTCTCGCAGTCGCAGGGACAAAGCTCGAGATAGAACGGGGCGATGGTCGCGTCGGCGGGGATCGCGTTTCGCCACCACCACTCGCCGTGCGCGTCGTGACCGCCGCGTCCGCCGTCGGTGCGCATCGGTTCGGTGACGAGCACGCGCAGCTCGACAGCGAGCCTGTAGTGCAGGCCGTCGTCGAGGTAGATGTCGCCTGGCTCTTGCGGATGTCTGGCGGCGCACAGCACTCGACCGTCGGCGCGCACACGTACAGCCATCAGTCGTCTCCGTCTCGTGCGGTGTCTCGGTGGTACCGATCCTCGAACGCCCGGCGGTGCTCGAGCGCAAGCAGCGTCGGGAAGTACAGGCCGTACCCGGCCCGGTCGACGAGGCCGTACCGCATCGCCCGTCGCAGCGCGTTGCCGGTCGACGACACCGACATCGCTTCGGCGTCGTACAGCATCACCTCCGACGGTTTCAGCACGCCCATGTTGAAGGCGTACGGCCCGGACGCTTCGAGGAGCGCGTGCACGGCGTGCGCGACGCGGCGCGGCAGCTTGTCGACGTCGAGCTCGGTCACGTGACGGCGCGACCGCAACGGGTGCACATGATCGGGCCGCACGTGTAGCCGTTGCCGCCGACGATTGCGGGGTGCGGCTCGGCGCACTCGCACCGTTCGTCGGTGCGCCAGCCTGCGAGACGTGCGAGGTCGGCCGGGGTTGGCTTCGCGACGATGTCGCGGTAGCCGGTCACGCCGCGTACCTGGCGTACAGGTGGCCGCACCGGCACGGCTGCACCCGGTCGCCGGACGACGTGCGGAACGGCTGCCGAAGTCCGCACGCCTCGCACACCAGTTCCGTACCGTTGACGGTACGGTTCTGCCGTTGGTGGTCGGCGCGGGCGCGGCGGGTGGCCGGGGACACAAGCTTCTTCCGTTTGCGGCTCATGCGCGCACCGCGCAGTCAGCTTCATGCCAGCCGACGACAGCCGACCGGCATGTGCACGCGGTCACGACCGTCGGTCCAGGGAACACCACCACGACGGCATGCGCGGCGGCCGTCGCGTTCGCGTACAGGTCGGGACGGCAGGCGGCGCAACCTGCGCACACCGTGTTATGCGGGTACGCGTTCACGTCAGCGGCTCCGGCCCGTCGCAGTCGATCCCGCATTTCGGGCGCCAGTAGATGTCCGTGTTGACGCTCATCCCACTACCTCCGTGGCGGCGCGTCCTGCCCGACGCGCGATGACGTACAGGGTCGCAGACGCGTCGGCCGCCGTGGCACCGTATAAACACCAGGACGCGTCGTTGGCCGTCTCGACCCGTATACACCCGTTAGCGGGCGCGACACGCAGCCGCACGGACGTTCTCGCGGTCACACCCGTTCGACGTATCGCACTAGCGCCGGGTCAGGTGCCGACGGCAACTCCGCCGGGCGCGCTGCGACCCGCATGAACCGGCGGTGCCGGTCGCCCATCCTCGTGTGCTCCACACAGCCGGGACACGGCCCGTCGACGCACGGGCATTCCGGCCGGGCTCGCAGCGTCCGCTCGGCGCTCCGTCCGATCTCCTGCATCGTCGGCCGCGGGAACTGCGACGGCGGCGGCGACGGCGGCTTGCGCATCCCCAACTCCAGCTCACGCCGGTCGATCAGCCACAGGCACGCGGCGTAGGCGCGCCGACGACGCCACGGCAGCCGCGACCGGCGATGACGCAGGTCACGCTCGCAGGACGCGACGGTCGGCTGCTGGATCGGCACGTACCCCATCAGTCGCCGCCCCGGAACATCGGGTGGGTGAGGTCGTCGACGGTCTGCTCGCGCACCAGGTCGCCGTTGCGTTCGGCGAGGCACTTGACGACCGCGAGCGCCGCTTCCGCACCGAACACGTTGGCGCGCTGCCAGAACAACGCGCGGCGCTTCACCACCTCGCCGGCGCGCGTCACCTCAACGTCGGTGTAGCCGACGGTGTGCCAGCCGCCGTCGGTGCGGCCGACGCTCCACTCCCGCTGCTCGTACGTCGCGGGCATCAGCCGAGCGCCTTCGCGGCAAGCCACCATCCGGCGGTCAACGCGGCGACCACCAGCACGCCTTGCGCCGTCGGCGGGGACGCGGTCGGCAACCCGACCAGCCTGATGACCGCGCCAAGCCCCATCCCGGTCGCGGCCGCAACGATGTAGCTCCACCACATGCCTCGTACCTCCTCTAGTGCCCTTGACCCCGTCAATTTGGTTGCCTAAGACCCGTCCGTTTAGTTGCCTGGATTCGGTGGCTGTGTGTGCACCGACACCGCGGAAGCCGGACTAGAAGCGTGGTGTGATGCCCGCTAGTCACGAAGCGCCTCCAACGCTGCGACGGCCTCTTCGTACTCGGCGCGGTGCATCCACGTGATCACCTGACCGCCCGTCTGCCAGGGGAACGGTTCGTCGAGGACAT